TCAACAAAGCACAACAATATCACCGGCCGCCACACGCTCGGACAGGAATGTCAGCTTGCCGATCCCTTCCTGCAGAAATCGGCTGAGTTGCTCGATGCACTCGCGCTGGTCATCAGTGAGGCTGAACTCAGCCTCCATGCTTTCCATCAGGTCAAGGCAACACTGGTTGAGGAATCCCACCTCCAGTAACTCCGCCCGGAGCCTACGCCGCAACATCTCGTCCATACCAACATCCCTATCTACTCCGCATATCAGACTGTCGGAACGTGGCAAAAACGTGAACCTCGTCACAACTACCTATTCAGCTAGTGGACTAGGCAACGGGAAGCGGGCCTTGATCTCCTCGACCTTGGCCATCCAGGCAGAGTAGTCCGGTTCCACGCCGGCCTTGATAGCGTCGAACTCGGCCTCGGTCTTGAGCGGGTCACTCTCCAGGCGGTAGGCATTTGCCCGAGCCACGGCTGCGGCATCGTACTCAGCCTGCCAGCGTTCTTGCGCCTGCTGTTCAGCGGTCTTTACCTGGCTCCAGTCGATCATCGCGGTAACTCCACCGGGCCGTCGGCCTCGATCAGCAACGGTTCAGGGAAGCGAGCAGCGGCACTGGCATCAGCGGCCAGCGGGAACCGCAGGATCAGCTCCAGCCGGCCGGCACGTCGCAGTGCAGGACCAGCGAACCACTCCGATCCAATCGCCTCAGCCGGCAGTTCACCGCCCTCCGGTAGCGGTGTGAAGTCGAACGGCTGACCGTTCACGGTGAGCACATCACCAGTCCTGCTCAGCGACAGGTGCTCGTTGCTGCCTGGCATTGGTGCGTACGGTGACAACTTGATGATCATCAGAACCATCTCCCTACCAAAGTGAAAATCAAACGATTGGTGGCCAGTGCGTCCTGAAGGATGAAGAACAATGTCGAGCCGTTTGCATAGGCAACTTTCAGCCCGTTTGCCACAGAAGGATTGCTCGCATGCGACGCCCAACTCACGCTGACACCTGTGGTCCAATTACCCAGAAATGCAGCCGGCAGGGGCAGTGATATAGGCGTACCTGGTTGCTGACTACCGTCGCCCAACAACGTGACTATGCATATTTGCGTTCCATCAGCGAACCGCACGAACTCACCGTTCGCGTTGCTGCCGCGTTGGATTACTGCCCCGGTAGGCGCTCCGCTCGACTGCGAAACAGCGCCGAGAATACTGTCTCGAGAGTACAAAGCCCCAGTTGAACCCAGGGCAGCTCTAACTGCAGCACTCCCAAGCCCAAGGGACGTGCGCGCGCCAGCGGCAGTTGCAGCGCCTGTGCCGCCAAGCGCAACCGGCACCGTGTCGCCGTCGGCGAACTCGCGGAGACTGCCGTAGCCGTTGCCGTCGGCCTGGAGTTTCGTCGGGCGTACATCAGCCATTGAAAAGCACCTGTAGGTTGAGAGTTGCGCCGCCGGCGGTATAGGCCGGCAGTTGGCCGTCAGGGTTCATCGTGAGCCGAAGCATGGAGCCATCGGCGAGATACCCAGGAACAGCCGCGGGGATGCGGACGTTCATCGGATAGGCCACCACCACCCCGGCGCCGTTGGTGACGAACTGGTCGTATCCGGCGCTCCGCCGGACGAAGTAGATCGCGTTCGGCTCCAGCGCGGCAGGCAGTTGCGCGACGACCTTGTGGGTCTGGAGGACGGCCATTTACCAGGCCGCCCCGTTCCACTCCGCCGGAATCGGCTGCCCGCCGAACCGAACCAGGCCCGACTCCTCACCGAACTTGTCCAGCGTCGACTTGTTCGCGTGCGTGTGCGCTTGGGAAACGGCAGTGTCGATCTGCGCCGGCGTCGACGTCGGGCGCCCGTTGATCGCGTCCCAGTTGAGCTCGACGTCCATGCTTTCGTATTCAGCAACTTTCAACCAGGCACTGGTCGCCGGGTTCCATGCGTACAGCGCGGCGCCGGTTTCAACTGTCGGGTCCGCGCTCGCGTCTTGAACCAGCACGAAGATTGCACCCTCAGGCTCCAGAGCGTCGCGCGCGGCGATATCCGCAACGAACAGGATCGGCGCGCCGGTGCCGGGCAGGCTGGCCAGCGCCTCGTTTATCAGCGCGTTGATCATCGCGCTGTTGCCGATCGAGCGCGCCACTCCCGCGCCGTTGGTCAGGTAGGACTCCGAGTAGCTGCCGTTCTCGACGAAGTAGAAACTGTCCGGCTGCAGTGTGCCCGGCAGCGTCGCAACCTTGAAAAATTGAATCTGGGCCATTTCATCACCAATCAGTCGCGCCCCATTGGGCACCGTCTACGCCATCCCTTCCGGGAGGCCCCTGGTCGCCCGCAACAACCACAAGCACATCGGCCGGCGGCGTCACGGTGACCGCGTATTCATGCATCTCGCTGAGCACAAGCGGCTCGCAATCAACCTCGATCGCCAGCGCCCAGGGCTCGGGGGCGTCATCCATCGCACCCTCCCCCACGGCTCACACTGATCGGCCCGCTGTAGTAGCGGTGGACCGTGCCATCCGGGTATGTCACGTCCACGTCGTAGACCGCCGCCGACCATTCCAGCGCCGCGGTATCGGAGGCCGATATCTCGCGCGAGATCGTTCCGGCGCCAGCGATCTCAAGGCCGGAGCCGAGCGCCAGCGTCATCAGCACAGTCCCGCCTGGCTCGGCGCGGATCTGCATCCGCACCTCGGCGCCAGTGAGGTCAACCGGTGGCTGATAGATCAGTTGCCCACCCACAGGCGCCAGTCCAACGGCTGACAGCAGGTTGATCTCGATCGTGTCGTCGTCAATGGACGCTACCCGGTGAGGCAATTGCCGAAGCCGAGCGCGGTTCAGTTCGGACATGCCCTGGACGCCATCGATCCAGGCCAGCCACGTGCCAGGCAATCCGTGCCCAGGGATGGTCAGCCGGACGGGAGCGGTCGACGCGATCTGGGTGATCGGCCGGTAGACAAGGCTCGGTTGCATGATCCGCATCGTGTCGCGGAACGTCGCCCCTTTTTCAATGCGCAGGGGTACACAGGCCGGCGTCATGCGGCTTCTCCTTGAAGTAGTAGGAGGGGCTAAACCCAACTGGTCAGGTACTGGATGCACTCCGGGCCGCGAGAGAGCTCTCCGGTGATCGGGTTGCAACTGGCTCGCACCCAGCGGTCGGCTGGCTCCCAGAAAAATCCGCGCCGGTACTCATGCGCGGGCTTACTCTTGGTCAGGGTGTCGGTAACCGTTCCAGAGGTCACGCCGCCGAGGCGCACGGCCGGCCCCTGGCGAACGCTGACGGTTGTTGTGGTCTGCCCCTCGGGATAGTCGAACGGATCGCGGATGTGGCAGATGGCTGCGCTGTTGTTGCTCAACGCGGCGAGCCACACTTGGTGCTGGTCTTGGTTGGCCAGCATGTTCTCGTCATTCACCAGCCACTGATAGGTCGCAACGGTGTTGACGATATGCATGCCTGGGGGGAATGTCGTCGTCGGCGGGGTGACCACCGGCCCACCCGTATGGTCTGGGTCGGTATAGGTCGTGACGTCATCCGGCTCCCCCGTACACTTCACCGTCCGAGTGATCTGCAGTCCTGTCCCTGGGATGTAGATCGCCTCGAACTGCTCTGTCAGTACAGTGCTGTCGACAACTGATCCGGAGCCGCTCAACAGCGCAACCTCGCTGCTTCGCTCCGTCGCTGTTCTTGTCGTCACGCCGGGCTCGTTGCGGTACTCCTTAAGTGCATAGTGGCGTCGGTTGTAGCGCGCGGTATGGATGTTTCCCTGGGCGTCATACCAAGCGGTCAGCAACCCGGAGGTCTGGTTCCATTCCTCTCGATAGAGCGTGGTTTCGATGGGATCGCCCGGCTGACTGCTCTCGTCGGTCACCTGATGAACCGGATTACCGAGCGCGGCCTGGCGATTCTCGATCACGCCTATTGTGACCGTCTGACTGTGATCCGCCTCTGGATCTCGGATATCCGGGGCAATGGTCACCTCGACGAGACCATACAACCCCTGAGGGGCGCCAGACGGGGACGAACCGCTGACCACCGACGTTCCGGGCGGCGGGTCAATCTGCCGCATCCCTTCACCCTGTGTCACCACCACCCCCAGCAGCAACCGATTTCGGTAGACCCCCAGCAGCTTCAGGTAGTCCAGCTTGACGTTTTCACCAAAAAACCAGTAGTCGAAGTTGCTCCCGAGCAGATCTTTTACCGCACACTCCGGCTGTCCTGCGCCCTGCCCAACATCCTCAAGCGTTATCTTCTTCCGAAGGGCGTGAATCGTTCCGCCCTTTGTCCAAAAATCGAGGTAGTAGCTGCCCTGCTCCACATTGAGGTAGATATCCACATACAGCGGGCGGCGCGGCTCCTCGTCGCTAGACCACCAGAGGGGGAGCCCCCTGAATGGGGCGTCGCCTGTATAGGGCTGCCCCTCGGCCGAGGTCGTCGCGCCGCCGTAGTACAACTGATAGTCGTAATTGCCGCCACCCCGAAGGATAGTCCGCCCCCACCACTTCCCGCCCTGCTCCTCGACCTGCGGGTCGTCATGGTCCGGTAGGCCCATGTCGAACAGATGCGTGTGATTCATCGGCCAGGTGCCGTAGTACGCGATCGCTGGGCGCGTCGCCCCGTTCGGCAGGGTGACGTAGCCGGCCAGATCCTTGTTCGGCTGGCGGATCTTTCCGTGCCACGGCCAGCCCATGCGAACGACCTCTCCGTCCCAGGGCATAAGCTGGTTCATGCCTTGAACTCCATGCGGCCAATATTCTCACCGCCATCCTGCATCTCGAAGCTGGTGACACGCTTGAACACAACCACCACCAGGCCATCGGTGCTCACGATCTCCTCGTCGGCCACCGTGCGCTTCGACTTGTCGGTCTCGGCCAGCGGCCAGGACACACCGCCCCCGCCGATCTGCTTGCCGGCGGGGTTGTAGTCGGCCCTGCCGCGCGCAGCATCCAGGGCGCCGCGCGGGTCGATTTTCCGTAGCGACCGCGCCTGACGCTCCGGCTCGATCAGCCGGTTGAGTGCCGCGGTCAACCCCTGGTCGCCACGCCGCTCCGCTTCAACCCGTTGGCCGCCGGCGCGGCGGATCGCTTCATTCCTCGCGCCGAGGCTGCGGCGCTCATCTGAAAGAGCCATACGCTATCTCCTACGCGTTCAGCACATCGCTGAACACCAGCATCGACAGAGTGAGTTCGTCAGCATCGAAATAGATGCGCGCCCACACTTCGCCGTTGAGGTCATTTGCGTTGATCAAGAATCCATACGACTCCTGAACAGCCCACTGCCTGGTTGTGCCAACGATCGACATCCCTCCGGACAATTCACCGGACGTAACTCTGATCTGCAGTTGCTGCCCGCTCGGACCGGCGGTCCTGATATTCAGGTCGAACTGTCGGGATGTGCTGGGATCGATTCCAATTGCGGCGGTGCCAAGCTCGGGAATTGCGAACAGACGGGCATCAACAAATGAGTGTTGAGGCCCGAGGAGGAACTGGCCGTCGGTATTGACATGCAGCACCTCGCTCGGAGCGCTGCCACCGCCACTACCCAGCTTCACCCAATCGGCACCGCTCGCGGTGCCCTTCGCCAGGTATAGCGCGCCGTTGTTCGTGTTCACGTAGTGAGCACCGATGCTTGGTGGCGGGTCGAGCGGCTCCCCGGCGCCGGACAGGACGTGCGTAACAGTTGCCATCAAATGTTCTCCATGATCAGGTTGTTGCCGGCGTCGTCGACCAGCGTTGCGCCGGTTTCGTCGACAAGGGTGCCGCCAGACGCCCCGGACTCCAGAGCCTGGATGCGCGCCTGGAGCGTCATGAGGTCGCCAGCGGTGACTGCGGCGTAGATCACCGTTCCCACCGGCCAGTTGCCGTCAGTTGTTCCTTCCTGTCGGCGCTCAATCGTCAGCACACCGCCTGCGCGGGCGGTTGCCTTCACGATTTCATGCTGCGCGCCAGCGTCATCCGCCAGCGTCAACAGCACCCAGCTACCGCCGGAGAGAGGCAGCAACGCGGCGGCGGCATCCGGCACCGTCAGGCTCAACGCGCCAGGCGACAGCCCTACGCTCAGCGTCGTCTTCCAGTTGTTGATCCATGCTCTCGCCATCGCTACATCTCCAGTACATCATCAGGTACAGCTACCCGGTAAGTGGCTGCGATCTCCGGCGCATGTTCGTCCCGGTAGGTCTCCGGAATATCGTTTGCAGTCAACGAGAAGCGCCGCGGGAACAGTTCGGCGCCGGGATCGCGATTGCTCCAGTTGCCCGAGAAACCATCCGCCTCATCGTCATACGCGGGGCTTCCGTTGCGGCCCCCAAGCTGCGTCGAGAGCTGCCCGCCGCCCGACGGTGGGCTGACGGGATCGGAGGAGCCAGTCGGCGGAACAAGTGGGTCTGCTGCGCCCCCGCCGCCTCGCATGACCGCAATGGATAGCGTGGTCAGCGCGCTGCCAGAGGCGAGATCGAATCGGTCAACGATGCGTCGGCACTTTCCAACTGCCTGCGCACCTTGGTCGGCGAGGCGGAGCGTGTGCACTAGATCGATCGGCAGGATCATGCTGGTGGGTACATCCCAGATCACGGTCGTACCACGGTGCGCCGCAACGAGCATCGTTGCTCCCTGGGCCAACAGGCAGTTCAACGCAGCCAGGCGCCGGCTCTCGTCCTTCTCATCGCTGTGTCCTGTGCTGCCGCCGGTGATCGGATCGCTTTCCCAGCGCGAAGCCTTGTCCGACTCGATCTCGAACGAGGCGCGCTGCCGACCGACAATCGGGCCAGTCGCCGCGACGCTCGGCTGAACCTCCATGACCAACCGATAGCGCTCGGTGACGGCTTGCGTCCAGCGCCTCCCAGCGATCCAGTTTCCGCCCAACAGCAGGTCGGTGAAACTATTGACCCAGGCCGCTGGCGGATTGCAGTAGACCCCGGTTGGCGGCAGTGGATACCAGGTGGCATAGAACAACGTCTGACCACTGCTTTCGGTCGCCGAGGTGATCATCTCGACATCCGGTAACTCGGTGTCATCGCCGCGCCAATTACAGAACCCCGCCTCGCCGACCGCGTTCCCCGTGCCGGGGTGCTGCCAACCATACGAGGCGTTCAACTGCCAGAGCCGGCTGAATCGGTAGTCGCACTCGATCTCGACCCTGTTCGTCTGCGAACTCAGGTCGGCCAGCTCGACTGCAAGCGTTCCGTACACCGTAGAGCCTGGGCCGAACTCGAAGGCAGGCGCCACAGCAAGCCATGATGTGACGCGGAGAGCACCATATGGCGAGCAGTCCAAGCTCCCGGTGACGCTGGTCAAACGCTCCTGGGCATAGTCCCACCGCGAGCGTCCATCGACCGGCTCGAACACATCGGCGGACCAGGCACCGCCGACCAGGGCGTCGACGGCCGCAATCTCCATGGCCTCTACACGCTGCTGCAACTGGTCCGTGCAACTGACGTCCAAGACGCGCCGAACAGGATTCCAGGCTGGCTGCGTAACCCTTCCCGTAAACCGCCGGCCCTGACTCAGCTCACCCGCAGTCTCCGTTGCGTAGTCGATGGTTACGGTTCGACCAATCCAGTCCGTAGGGACAACAGGGCCGTCGCCGAGATAGATCGAAAAGGACGCGACGCCAGCCGCCCCCTCTTCACGATCGACCTCGATCTCCCCGGTCAGGAGCGGCGTAACGTCGTCATCGCCGACGCGCACGATTGGGCGCCATGTGAAAGCGTAGCCAGGGATGATCGGCTCAGGACCAGGCACAGCGGAGTGAGCGGCCGAGTTCAGCGCAGCGCTATTGAGCGGTCCACCGTTGAGCATCAGATTTCCTCAGCGACAATTTGCCAGGTCCGGCTGTTGTTCGAAGAATCAAGCGCCTCAGGAGGGATGGACGCGAAGACGTGGAACAGCGGCCACCACTCGACGCGGTAGAGTTGCGCGCCTGGGATCTCCGACACGGTTACCACCTGGCCGGCGGACGACACGTCCGTTCTGACCCACTCACGGCCGACCAGCGCCAGCCCCCACGGACTGGCATCGGGGCGAACCTCTCCAGGGATTGTGAATACTCGGTCGGCGGCAGTACGGCCGGAAATGCCAAGCGACGCATTGCATCGCAGCTCCAACGGGTTGTCGAAGTCGAGTCCAAGCATCCCCGTGCCGATCCATCCTGAACCGCTGATGGTGATTGCCGTCTTGCGCCAGTGCGTCATCTGTACTGCCGCACCTCCGCTGAGCCTCAATCGCTCGACGCCGCCATCTACAGCCTGGTACTGACACTGCGGGGCGCCGCCGTGTATCACGATCGGTACGCCCCCAAGCATCACGTTCGGAATGATCATTCACAACTCCATAAAAAAGCCCGCGCGAGGCGGGCTTGGTCATTTTGGGCGCGTCCGCCCGAACTTCGAAGCGGCCTTGCGTATATCTCGGAGCGTGTCGTGTGTCCCGAAAACGGTGAAACCGGCATCGTCTCCGCCCAGGTTGAGGGTCAGCGAACCCAGGTTTTGCATGGCTGCCGGCGGATTCGCCTGCTGAAGCGCCGCGGTCGGAATCTCGGGTATCTCGGGGAGAGTTCGTTGATACCTCTGCGACATCTGCAGCGACTGCACCGCGTTGAAGATGCGCTCTCCTCCGCGCATCATCATCAACTCCGGCCCGCGCTCCCCAACCCACGCCATGCCAGGGGGAGCGCTCTGCGTACCAGTGGCAAACCCGGGTATCTTGGGGGTGATGCTGGGCACGCCAGGCAAGCCCATCTCCGGAGGCGGAACCAGCGTGATCGGTATCACGAGCTGCTCAGCCAATCCGGCGGCGATGTCGGCGACCTGCTGCTTCAAGGTCTCCGCGCTTTCGAAGTCCATTCCGAACGATACCTCGACGTTTTGCACAGCCTTGATGCGCTCCTCGAGGTCGGCCAGGTTCAGGCGGTTGACGTCATCCGCGGCCTTGGCGTTACCAGCCTCGACCTCCGCAGCCTTGTTGGCGATGCGCTCCACCTCCTTGGCCACGCCTTCGAAGCCGTAGCTGTTCGCGCCAGCGTCCTTCAGTTGCTGAAGGATCTGCAGCGCGCGGCGCGCCTCCTCGATCGCCTTTTGGTTGTTGCCAGCGTTCAGGGCGTTGCGAGCCGAGGCCTGGGCCGCAGTGGCATCACCGAAGGTCTGCGTTCCGGAGGTGGGCGTCGCCTGGATGCCCTTCACCAGATCGGCAAACTCCTTGCGGACATCTGCCTGGCGCGAAAGCGCGTCGTTGAGGTTCTTTGTGGACTGCTCAAGGAGGGCCTTGGTCCGAACAACCTCAGACTGGAGATCGGCGACGTTCTGTTCCCGAGCCCGCTTCAGGGCATCGTTCTGGCGCTTCACGATCTGCTCTTGTCGAGCCTTCTCGGCGGCGAGGGTGGCTGTGAGGCTGCCCTCCCCCTTTTTTACCAGCGTATTCGCCGTGTTGATTCCCTTCGCAACATCGTTCAACTGGTTCGCAACCCAGTCGACGACGCCTGTTTCCTTCGCGCGACGCCCCCAGTATTTCTGGGTTTCGGAAAAGATCCGGTTCAGCCCCGCACCAATCTCCGGGGCAAACGACGCCATCTCCTCGCGGAGCTTCGGCAGTTCCTTCCGCAACGCGATAACGATCTGCTCCGAGGTCAGTTCACCGGCGGCAGCCATCTCGCGAAGCCGGCCGACAGTCACTCCGAAGGAGTCCGCCAGGGCGCCAGCAATGCGATCCGAGGACTCCAGAACGGTATTGAACTCTTCGCCCCGCAGGACGCCACTGGCAATAGCCTGGGAGAACTGGGTAATGACCGACGCCGACTCCTCGGCAGAGGCTCCACCGATTTTCAGGCCAAGGGATACCGCCTCTACGGTTTCGAGGGCGGCGCGCTGATCCATGCCCGCATCCCGAAGCGGGCGCTGCAACCGCGAATAAAGGCCGATGAGGTCGCCGACGTCGCCCTGGACATCATCCGCGATACGGTCGAGTTCGATCTGCGCGGTGTTGAATTCTTCCTGCGAGCGGGTCGCCAGGCGAAGCCGGGAATCGAGCCGGCCAACAGTATCGGCGCCGTTCGCTAGCTTCGCCGTTGCAGCACCTACTGCGGCTGCGAGACCCGCAACCGCCAGCGCTGGACCGCTCCCGCGTAGAGAGCCGATGCTCGACAGCCGCGAGCCGGCACCAAGCGAGTTGAGTTCGCTCTTGGTCTCCGCGATCTGCTTTTTGAGCGCCCGCTGCGCAACGGCAAGTTCCCTTGTGGACAGCGTTCCGCTCGACCGAAGCAAGCGATATTGCTGGTTCAACTGCCCGATAGCAGCCTGCAGTTCGCGCACCCTGGCGACTCCCAGGGTGCTACGCGCTTGCTCCAAGTTGAAGCGGCGCTGCTCTATCGCGCTCTGCTTGATCGCTGCGGCCTGTTGCCGGAGGCTGGTGGTGGCCGCATCATTCCGGCCCGCCTGGAGGTTTCGATCCAGCTCCCGCTGGAGCCGCTGCCGTTCGGATGTCAGGCTCCTCGTATCCAGCCCGGCCTGCTTCAACTCCCGGCGCATCGCTCCCAGCTTGGCTACCTGGACGGTCTCTGCCCGCTCCAGGCTTCGCAGGTCCGAAATGGAGTCCCGGTAAGCCTGCTGCAATTCGCGACTCGGCCTGATCGTCGATGCCAGCTCGTTGCCGAGCGTGCGGATCTGCTCGCGCGCCGAGCGCGCCTGGCGTTGCGTGTCCTCGAGGGTGCTTTCGAGAGCAGTGAAATCGTTTAAACGCTTGAGAGGTTGCGCGACCTGCCTGACCAGTTCGGCATATTCCTTGCGGAAGCCTGACACCTCGCGCAGCGCATCATCGAGGTCAGCGGTCAGCCGGATCTTTACGTCAGCCATTTCATTCAGCCTTCAGCGCGGTCAAGAACAGTGACCAGGGATATTCAAGGACGTGGTGATGGCCAAGCCTCACCAGAACGCAAATGGCGCGCTCCAAACTCCTTATGGCTTGTCGTGGAGTTTCGAGAGACGGCCCAGCATTCCGAAAAAATGCGGGTTCACCTCTTTACATGCATCCCGCAACTTGGCGAGTTGGCTAGGCCGGAGATCGTTAATTTGGCTCTTCGTAACCGACGTCATCAGGCACAGATCGGAAAGCCTGATATCTTCGAAGAGGACATTGTTGACGAGGTCTTGATCGCTGACCTCTTGCATTAGCTTTCGAACATCCGCAACGCTAAGTTCCCGCACGGTCAACTCAACGCCATCAATATCTACAACTCTACTTGCAGTAAAGCTGGACATTTCAACCCTCCAGAAAGCACAAACCCCGCCGAATGGCGGGGCTGTTTAAAAAGCGTTATATCGGCTAGTTCTTGTGGCCCGATTGGTATGAACCCTGGACGCATCCGTTACGATCAAACGAAACGGTCGTCTGGTCAACATACTTGTCATTCCAGTAGGTGACAGCACCCGCGCCGGCGGTACTGCCGTTGCGGTTCACCTTCCCGTAGATGCTTTCCACGTCCTCCCTGGACATTCCAGGAACGACCTTGCCCTGGACCTTGGCCTTGCGAAGGTCACGCTCAGAGAGTCCTGTGGAACACGTAGGGCTTGGCGACGAACCACCGACGACGATCACTCCGCTGCCGACCTGGTGACTACCTCTATAGGTACGACCTGATGGCTGCTTGGGCTTGGCCATGACAGCCGAGGCACCTGACCCGCTTGGGCGCTGGTTGGTGGCAGAAACCACATCGTTCAGCGATTGGTTGTCAGGGCAATTCTGCTGGGTAAAAGTGACTTTTCCGTCATGGCCCACGCACTTAAAGACCGTCGCCCCACTGGCAGAACTGACCGCAAGAAGCAAGGCGAGAACGGGAAAAATCCGTGTCATAAGCGACTCTCCATTGGAACCGCTTCACACTTTAGCATCAACAGGCCATTACCAAGAACACAAGCCGGCGATCAGGTTGGTTTCTTGGCGCACTTAGGGTCTTTAGGATCTTTCTCAGTGCAGTTCCAGCCAGACGGCTTGAACGTCACCCGCCAAGCAGCCTTGTCCAGCTCTTCACCACCGAAGAAACCAGAGTCGTAATACTCCCCCGCCGGGGCAGGCACCGCGGGTGCGCTCCCATTGGATACGAATCGCACACACCCAGACTCCATAGACCCTTTCCACGCTCCAACTGGATGGATGTTTTTATACTTACTTTCCTTAAGCAAAACAGTCTTACCAGAATCAGTGCGGACGATATATCCGTCAGTCCACCCTCCACTTTCTGCACAGACTTCGACAGTTGTCTTTTTTGACAGCGCATAGGACCTGGCAAATTCCAGGTGCTGGAGAAAAACTTCTTTGCCGGCTAGATGGTTGTTCCCCTCCTGCATAGCCTTAAAGCTCGGAACGGCCATGAATGCCAAAACGGCCAAGAGTACGACCACAACCATCAACTCGATAAGGGAAAATCCGCGCGACCTAGAGTACATTTCAACCCCTCCCTAAATGGCGCAACTGTAGCACCACGCGGGCGAGCCCACATCCGGCGTCCCTGCCGGGCATGAACGGCGTCACACCGTCGCCAGTTCCTTCTTGATGTTGAAGTACTTCGACTTTCCAGCACCGACCTTGGTTGGGTCCATCAGCACCTTGGCAGTGGCCTCGGCGGCCAGGAAGTCTTCGGTGTTGATCCAATCCTGCTGGCTCGACGGGTTCAAGCGGCAGAGGAAGTAGCGCGCCTGGATGCGGCGCTGGGTACCAGCGGCGTTCTCGCCCTCGAAGAGGAACTCGAACGTCTTGCCGCTGTTGGTCAGCGCCTCGATCACATCGACGGTGGCGGACTTGTAGGTCACCTTGATCGGTGTGGCCGCAGAGATCGCACCCCCTTCAACGATTTCGAGGCCAGCTCCGGTCATGTTCCAGTCGTCGAACTCTTCGTAGGTAGTGGTGCCGTCATCGCTCTTCACGCTGGTGATCTCCAGCGGCATGAAGTCGAGCGCGATCGTGCCTCCCGGAACGGCGGTGTGCGCTTCGTCGGTGTGGGTGGCAGAGGGAACGTTGGTGGCGTCGCCCCACATCAGGGCCGCCAGCATCGAGGTATGCAGTTCGCGGAAGTTGATCCCCAGGCCGACCGAGGAGATGCGCGATACCGAGTCGTACTCGCCGCCCTGCGGAGTGGTGGTGTCGGGTAGCGTGATCTCACTGCTCTCGATGGTCTGCTGAATGGTGGATACCAGACCTACCTTCTTGAAAGGCCCTGTAGTCCCTGCCTCGCGTGCCTTAAGCCAGCCGCCGATCACGTACGTCTCTTTCTCGATAGCCATATCAGGCCTCCTTCTTGATCACGCCTTCGCGGCGCAGGAATTCAACCTGGTCAGGGCTGACGTTGATCTTTTCGCCGGCCGCCTTCTCCTTGCCCTGGTGCCAATGCACCTTGACCAGGGTGACCTCGACGGCCTTGTTCAGCGCAGCCGGCGGCGCGGCGTCGACCGAGGCCGGCACCTGGGGATCGCTCTTCATGGGTTACGCCTCGATGATGGTTTTCAGATACACAGGGACTCGAATCACGGCAGCGGCCACTCCATCGCCCGGCGGGTACGGCTCAGGCGCCCCCAACGTCAGCCCGGTAATGCCGCGCTCTCGGGGCAGCCAGCGCAGGAACTGACCCTTGGGGGCAGGCATCAGACACGCCAGAAGGTCTAGCTGTAGGTCCTCCAGAGCCTCCTCATAGTGGTCATACCCACCTTGCACCGCGCCTACCACGTCGAAGCCGCGATGGAAGCGAACGGCGGCATCAAGATGCTCCGGCGGCTGCTCCTTGCCCGGCTGGACGACAATCAGCGGAAAGCCCTCATGCCGCTCCTTGACCAGCTCGTTAAACCACCCAGAGAGCACGCGAGTGCCCGCGTCCGTCCGGTATCCCTGGTTTGGCGTGATGGTTTGCAGGCGCGCCAGCAAGGCCAAGCGGCCGATCGTGAGCACGTTCGGCTTCATGCTTCCTCCTCAATCGTTGCTGCCGTCAGCAACCAACCGTCGTTCGCAATGAGCTTTTCGACGAGATAGCGCGACGACCCGATAACGAAGAGGTCACCACGTGATGCCGTGGGAACATCCTTCGCCAGCCAACTGATCCCAACCTTGTCCGTGATGAAAACCCCATCAGGTCCGTCGTAACTGAGGTTTCGATCGACCTGCAGAGGTATCCCCTTGATCGGGGGGCGACCGATGCCGCGGAACTCGCCCACGGCATCAGATAACCGCTCTTGCCCACGCTCGTGGAGCCGTTGGATCAGCCGGCCAAAACGGCCCGGCGCGCTCATTGTTGGATCAGCATCGCCGACGCGAAGCCGTCAACGGTGGGCTCGGTGATCTTGCCGAACGCCACCGAGTCGGCAGTGGCAGCAGCTACCAGCTCCCCATCGAGGACGCTGCACTTGGCACCCTGGGTCAGGCCAGCGGCAGCAGGCAGGCTCCAGACGCCGCCAGTTTTTCCGGCGAACGGCTCGCCCGCGGCGGCATCTACCAGCGGCACCACCACCAGGTCTCCGATCACCGCAGGTACGCCGGACTGAACGCCGCCAGCGGGCGCAATGAGAGTCAGGACGTTGCCGTCCTCCACATAGTTCTTCGCCATGGTTGATTCTCCTAATGGCAGAAACAGAAAGCCCCGCTAGGTGCGGGGCTCGGGAGTTGGCGCCGATCAGGCACCGTTGGATTTCTGCAGCCCGCGGAAGTCCAGCGGCGCCACGCCAGCGTCGATGCGCACCTTGCTGGCCACGCCGTCGACAGTGAAGCCTTCCTGCTGCTCCAGGTACGGGGTATCGACGCCGTCCAGGTAGGCCACTTCGATGGTGTCAGAGCCTTTCTTGGCAGCCATGTACCAGGCGGTCGCCGAGGCATCGTCCAGGCGCGGCTCGCCGATCACCTGTGCGAATGCGCGAATCGGGTTAACGATGCCGCTATTGACGTCGGCGCCCGGCACGGACTCGGAGTTGATGATCTGGTTGGCCTTGTCCTCGAGTGCCACCGGAGTCAGAACGAAGCCCGGACGGATGTTGAGGGTGCGCCCTTTGCCCTTCTCTACCTGGGCTTTCTGGGTGGCCATCTGGGTCTTGGCCTTGCTCAGGCTGTCGATGGAAAGCGCCGAAGCCGCGCCAGTGAGCAGGTTGCTGTGGTCGGCATGGAACAGAGCCTTGCCATCGCTCATCGCCGGGTTACCGGTCAGAACCGCATAGACCAGGTCGCCGATGGTGGCCTTGGCAGCCTGGCCCAGCTTGAACGGGATATCCGAGAGCATCTGCAGGTCGTCGTTGATGATCGCCTGACGAGTGATGCTGAACAGCTCTCCGTAGGTGGCCAGGATGATCTGCTCGCCGCGCTCGCCGAGGGTGACGTACTTGTACTCGGCGCCCTCACGCACCTGACGCAGCGAGGAAAACTCGCCCAGCCCGACGCGGCGCGCCGGCTTGAAGTCAGTGAGAATGCCGGACTTGGTCCACAGCGGGAAGGTTTCTTCGGCCTCTTCCCAGCCAGCCAGCACCGACTTGTTGGCGACATCCAGAAGGATCAGGCCGAAGTCGCTGGAAGTGTGGGTGAAAGCCAAGCCGACCATTTGCGGCGCGTTGAGCGAGGCCACACCGATCCCACGATCGACCAGCGAGGCGCGAGCCAGTTCGCGGAGCGTCATGCCGTTGTACGCGTTGTCAGCCTGGCGCTCGCCTCGACCGATGCGGGCCAGCACGCTCGCGCGCACCGAGTCACCCACCAGGTTGCCGTTGCCGGCATGGATGTGGGCCCCGCCACTCAGGGCGGCAGCCGGCTGGGTGTCGGCGCCAATGGCAGCCAGCAGCTTCTCGCGCGCCTGGTCGACGGTGATGTTCATGTCGTTCAAGCAAGTGGCGAGCAGTTCGGCGTGCCCGGTGGAAAACGCGCCGAAGGCAGCAGTGATTGCGCTGCGGCGACCAGATTCCTCGGCGAGGATGCGGGCGCGAATATCGGCCTCGGTTGGGGCAGCGGCCGCGGGAGCCGCCGGCGCGGCCGGTGCCGGAGTCGGCGCGGGAGTGTTGGCCGGCGCGGCGGGGGTCTGGGCGCGCGGGGCCAGTAGAGTTTTCAGAGCTTCGGGCATGTGGGCGAACTCCTGCATGCGTTTGGAGGAAAGGTGAGCGGCCGCTCGCAGCGGCTCAGTGAGCTGGTCGGCGAAGCCGGCAGCGACGGCCTCTCGGCCATTCATCCAGGTCTCCTCCTTGAGGAGCGCCTTGATGTCGTCGGCGGACTTCCCGGTCTTGTTGGCATAGGCCATGACCAGGGTGTCCTCGACCTTGTCGAGCAGTTCGGCATAGCGGCGCATGTCGTCCGCATCGCCGCCCTGGATGCCCCAGGGCTTATGCACCATCATCATGGCGTTCTCGGGCATGTAGATGGTGTCGCCGGCCATGGCGATGACCGAGGCCATCGAGGCAGCCAAGCCATCGATGTACACGTCGACGCTGGCCGGGTGGTTGCGCAGTAGGTTATAGATCGCCGTCCCCTCGAAGACGTCGCCGCCCGGGGAGTGGATGTGCAGGTTGATCTTGGTCAGGTCGCCCATTGCCTTGAGGTCTCGAGCGAACTGCAGCGCGGTGATTCCCCAGACGCCGATCTCGTCGTACAACAACACCTCGGCGACGCCGCGACCGGCAGCCTTAATGCTGTACCAGGACTCATGCGGGGCGTTGGCCTCAGTCAGCGCCGCCGCCATCGGCAGCATCAGGCTTTTATGGATCAGGGTTTGATGGCTGCCCATCGGCGCCTCCATTGTTGCTCTCGTTGGGGAAATCCGGGCCAGGCACGGGTAGGCCGGCGCCGTATCTGTTGACGAGTTCGCGAGCCTCGTCGGCGGTAAGCATCTTCCCGACGCCCAGGTACACCTTCTGCACCGCCTCAACTGGGTCCATCCCGGACTTGACGAATTGGTGGTAGGCATCCGAACTGAAGACCAGGCCGGCCTCCCGGTTCGCCTTGATCTCCGTCTCACGCGACTTCTTCAGCTCGCGCGGATCTCGACCACGGGCGCGGGCAACTTCCGCCTCATCGGCGAAGCCAGCCTTGACCAGCAACTCCCATGCGTTGGCCTCATGCATCGGGTTAATCCATGGCATGACCGGCCCCTGGTAGACCGCCGCGTAGAGAGTGCGGTGATCAACATCGGCGGGCAGGCGTTCCTTCCGAGCCAACAGGTACATCTGCAGCCAGGCCCGATAGACCGGCCGGCACCAGTAGTCGATGAACTCGTGCTGCAGCAGGTCGTAGCCCAGCCAGCCCTCGACCAGTTCCTGGCGCTGCGCCGAGTAGGTGCCGTCGTAGGCCCTAGACACCGAGGAGTAGGTGCTGCGGGTGCCGGCCCCGATCATCCGCAGCTGGCCGTTGCGGAAACCTTCAAGGAAGGGGTTCGGCCGGTTGCTCTCGATCATCCCAACGTCTTCGCCTGGCTCGAGGTCGTCGAAGACCATGCCGGGGGCGATGGGGATCGTTCGGTTCTTCCGGTCCTTCCCGGGCTCCGCCGTGTAGCTGTCGGGGTTGCCCTTCTTGATATACATCGCCAGGGCAGCACTGATGCGCGCCGCCACCCGCTCGCTCTCCTCGTAGTCCTTCAAGTCGGCAAGGCGGATAAGCACTGCGTGCAACATCGGCACGCCTCGGTTCTGGCCGATCCGCTTGCGGTAGGCGATGTGGATGATCCGTTCCGCTTCGACGCGCTTCACCGCCAGGCTGCCGCCCAGCGTCTGCAGGTTGCCGGGGTGATCCTTGAGGAGGTGATAGGCCCTTTTCCGGCGCCAGGTGTCACGCTCGATACCCTGAACAATACCCTTCGACAGGTTGTTGTAGCTGAAGGGCAAGTAGTCGGGCTCCAGCAGTTCCAGGGCGAAAGGCACCGACGTGGCGAACGTGTAGCTCGGGACTCGTCCCATCAGCTTCTGCGCCAATCCCTCGCCATCGCGCAGCCAGGTTCGGCACATCAGACGCTCTACCTGGGGCCTCGTCAGCTCACCAGAGGTCTCCGGCGAGAGTGACCACTCGGCCCACGCGCTGCGGATCTCCATGGCCAACTCAGCATGCACCGAGCCATCCAGGCGCAGCGGCAGCGGTTCCACGCCGATACCACTGCCGCCCACCACCCTCTCCTCGAGGCGATCGAGCAGGCCGGTAACCAGATCGTGATCTTCGTCCAGTTTCCGGCACTGCTCTCGCATAGAGACCGCAGACTTCTGTAGCGAGGTGTCGGCGCCCAGCGGCTGACGCTTGGCCTTGTGGGTTCGCCCTGGCCTGGCAGCCTCATACGCCTGGATTGCCTCGCGAGCGGCCAAGCGCCGAGCCACCAGCTCGGGGGCCAAGGGTTCCAGTAGTCGATCGATCAGGTTCATCAGCAGAACTCCGCCAGTGCCGGGCCAGGACGGCGACCGGCGGCGCGGTCCCGCTCTGCGGCTGCGCGGCGCTCCCACTCCTGGCGTCCGGCGCGGATCTTCTCGATATCCTCCATGGTGTGGGTGCGTCCGTTGAAGATCACTGTCCGCCCTTCCAGCACGGCGGCCTCGGCCTCCAGGTATTTGTCGAGCATCTGCTGCGCTGTCAGAGCCATGGTCCGCTTCCAGTGTTGAGCCAGCCCTGGGAGGTGCTGGCATGGTTATCGTTCGAAGGTTGCTGTTGGGCGACCGGCTCCGGCACGGGATCAACGCGCACGCGCTCCAGCTGGTCGAGGTCGAGGCCGAAGCGTTGCTGGCTGATGCGCAGCGCGGCAAGGGCGTAAACGAAGCAATCCAACGCCTCGTTTCGCCGCCCGCCGGAATCCCAGCGCAGGACGCGAACACCCTTCGCCATCACCGGCTTCTTCTTCTCGGCGGTGATCTGCTTCAGTTCGTCTTCGTCGCAGATGTCGCTGTCGATCGGGAAGTGCACACAGCCCGGCGTCGGTTGCCACGGGATGGGCGCATCAATGCGCAGGCGGCTGTAGATCAGCTCCTTCGCGTTATCGGTGCCCAGTTCGGTCTTGTAGACCTTGCGCTTGCGGCGCTTCGGGAAGTTGGCGATTGGCTTGCCGTATGTGCTGGCCCCGAAAGTCGGAACCACCCAGTGCACGCCATGCTTGATGCTCTCGGCCTCTACCTCATCGGCATAGTGGCCGCCAGCATCCCAGCACCAACGCTCGACACGCATTGGAACGCCATCAGCGCGAGTGAACTGCCGATGAATTTCCAAGCCCACCTTGCGCCGCAATTCCTCACTGGCCGGATCGCCGGTCAGAATGAAACGGTGAACAAGCCATGCCTCCTCGCCAAGACCGAAAGCCCAAACGCGGCCCTCGTAGCGGTCATCCTGGGTGTCGATTCCACCCATCAGAACAAGCGCTTGCGGCGGCACCTTCGGGTAGTTCTCGCGGCGGGCATAGAGTGTCTGCCACTCCACCCGCTCCCCCTCGTCCTCAACCCATACCTCGCCGAGGATGGTGTTGGTGAAGGTCTTCAGCTTCTCGCGATCACCCTTGACCTTCAGCCATTCGTCGATCAGGTCAAGCCAGCTGGTCCACGTGCTGTACACGGCCCAGCAGTAGAATGCGACGGAACGCGGCGTCCTTATCGGCTGGTCATCCGGGCCGAACCACTCCATAGCGTCCCGCGTCCAGACCCCCGACACTTCGCACTTCCAGCGGCCTCGCTCGGAGGCAACCACCATTTCGTGGTGCTCAAACGTCCCGCTGCACCGCTCGTTCTCGCAGGCGTACCAAACTGAAGAGGCCTCGCCTAGATCGTTCGCGATGTACTTCACCCCAAAGGCGCAATCTTTACCGCCCCACTTCAGCGTCTGCTCATGCCCACAATGCGGGCACGGGATGTAGTACCGCAGGCGACGCGGAGACTCATCGGCCGCCTTCGTGATCTGGCATTGGCCCTCGGTACCAGGCGTCGATCCACGGATGGACTTCGGGTAAACAGCACCGCGCAGACGTTGGTCGCCAAGGAACGTTGGGGAACCTTCACCTTCAATATCGGCGTCGAACTTCGACAGCTCGTCATAGATCACCTCGTCGGCAGATCTCTCACGGTAGTTGCGAGCAGCCTTGCCGCCGAGCGTCCAAAGGGTCCGCCGGTTTGCAAACACCTTGGTGTCGAGCGTGTTGTCGCTATGCTTGCGGCCATACCATGGGGCCAGCGCCAGCAGCACCGGAACATCGCGAATCAGGCCATTAACGTGGCTCTTGCTGATCCCCTCGGCGTCTGGGTCAGTCGGGCTCCACATCAGCACATTACGGCGCTTGTGCTGAATCTTGTAGCCGATGTTGGCCATCAGCATTTTCGTGTAGCCGATGCGTGCCGACTTCACGAAGTTTACGACCCGAATCAGGTCGTTACCCATGGCGTTCAGGATGGCGACCTGAAATGGCGCCGTCTTCCACTTGCCCTCGTTGTACGAGGATTCCGCCGACATGTAGAAACCGTCGTCGGGATCTTCCGCCCACTCCACCGCCGTCATCGGCGGCGACTTGTACAGCCCCTGCAAACCTAGATCGACCGCTTTCCGTAGGTCATTCATCCAGGGTGGCAGAGTACTCATCAAGGATTTCCGGTAGGTCTTCAGCAAACTCCACGGCCAGATTTCGGGCCAGCGCTATCTCGCGCTCAAAGGCCTCCAGCACCAACGGCGGTGTATCGGGTATTTGGCTGCGGACCGTCTTGCAGACCGTCTCCAGTTTCGAGCCGATCTTGGACGCGATCCTGGCAAGAGCGAAGGTGGCGAACGGAGTCGGAACAAGGGTCTTCGCTTGGACCTGGTTCTTCTGCTCCTGGGCGTCAGCCTGAGCAGTCGTCAGTCGCAGGCGCTCCTGTAGCAATTTCTTTTCAGCGAGCGGGTCGAGACCTTCCGCATCTAGGCCCTCAGGTTGTTGTTTCTGGGTCGCATGATCGAGGCGATTCTGTAGCACCGCCTGGGCGGTATAGAACACCTCGCGGCCGATCTTGGCGGCAGGCTCAACGCCCCATTTATCAAAGGCTTGCGGAGAAATCCCGAGGCTCGCGGCCATCTCGGACTTGTTCAGCCACCCGCGCTTTTTTTGGAGGTCTTCTGTGCTCATGACAAAACAACAACCAACCTCCGAAAAAAGGTCATACATATTTGGCGCGCGGGGCTCGAATTACCCTCTGACGGGGGCACCCCCAGGAGGACCCGCAGAATTTTTAAACTTGTGCTGGACAATAAGAATTCGCACCACTTTGGTGCATCAGTCAGCGCCTCGCAGCGAACCGAGCAGCAACGCCGCGCATCGCCACCTCGAACTCGCGTGGCAGGTTCTCGTCGGCGTACTGCTGCGCGATCTCGAAGAAGCTCAGCCGGCGGCGATACGAAGGGCGAGACACGAAGGCCATGATGATCGAGACGGCATCGCGGCCTCGACCTGTGCGCTCAGCAATGCCTATGGGCTGGCCCTTGCGTGTCATGACGAAGTAGCGGCGAGCATTACCCTTCGCTCGGCTCCGTCTGCTATCGGTAGCGTTCGCGTTGTACCCGGCCTGGCTGAAGCCGCGGATGCCGCTCAATGCCTTGGTGACCTGGCCGCGCCTGATGTTCCCGTAGCGATCCAGGTCCGCGCCGGCACCAGGCACCACGTACTTACCTTCGGGCAGTATCCCCTTGGCCCTGAGCTGAAGCTCGGCCGGCTTGTTCCGACGCGGCCCACCGTAGACCTCGGGGGCAATCCACACCGATGCAGGCTGCGCACCGTCCGCTTCGTCCTTGAACCAAACCCGCGCTTCCAGCCGATCTTTCCTGGCCGGCACCATGCGCAGGCTGTTCAGGGTGTACGGGGTCGGGCGGTCGAACACGACACGCATCTCATCACGCAATCGATCCATCAGGCCTTGCGCGGTCCGCGTAAGCGCAGTGGCTGTCGCGTAAGGAATCTGCCGCTGCTCAAGCTCAGTCAGGTCGGCTAGCTGCTGCTGGAACCCTTCCGGCTTGATGCTGATCATCTTCGGCAATACCTCGGCAGGCCGGCGATGTGCTTACGCAGCGCCGTGATCATCAGTTCGCGTCGCTCGACTCCGGCTCGGAGATCAGAAACAACTTGTCCATCAGGGGCAGCAAGGACGGCTCTTCCTGCATCAGCGCTGCCGGAGGCTCCGGGAGCCGGGTGCACTCCGTCTGCGGGACAGCGGGCTTTGACGTACACGACGCGAGCACCAGTGCCGATAGCAGCACGCCGCAATTGGTTTTCTTCATGGGAAGCCTGTAGTGCTGCTTGATATGTGCGGGCCAGGGCATCGGTCTGGACCTGCGCCTGGGCGTCGCGCTGGGCCTGCTGGGCCATGGCGGTGATCGTCTCGGCGGATTGCTCTACGGCGGCCTGCAAGTCATCACGCTGAGCGGTCACATGATCGAGGCGCCAGAACACCAGCGCAGCTACCAGGGCGACCACCAACCACGGGGACCACCTCATCACGCACCCACCAGCGCTGCGCGCGCCCATTCGAGGCGCGCCACTCGATCCTCAGCACCGTTGTGGCCGCCGTTGATCTTCAGAGTGATCCGCTCGAATCGGCCTTGGTCAGCTAGGTCGTTTAAACCCCGCGACTTCCACCACCATGCCGCGGCGATGGCTGCCCAGGTCCGTTGCTCCAGCAGTTCCGGTTGCGCTACCAGTGGCAGCGCCAGGGCGCGTGCAGCTTCGGCGTAGTTGTCGTGTCCGGTGATCATGATCAGGCCGCGGCCACGGTATCGATACCCATCGCCCGAGTCTGGCGACCCGTTGCCCATCCGGTTTGCGTAGACGCGGTTCGCGATGCGCTCAGGCTGGCGTGCGTACTGCTTCGCCTCTGCCGGCGTGAACCGCTTCGGCCAGGTCTTGAGCAGCCCCTCTGCGGAGTAGTTCAGGTTCTCGACCAATCGGCGCAGACTCTGGCTTTCGTGCCCGACCTGAGCCAGGAACATCGCCACACGCTCGGGCGTGCTGATCTCGAACCGAGCCAGGGCGCCATTGATGTGTTCGACCCAGGTCGAGGCAGTAGCAGCACCGCAGCCGGTAGCGCGGTCGAGTTGATCGGCGGTGATCTTCATTCGCCAGCCCCCCGGCGCGGAAACTTCCAGTCGGCGATCCGATCAGCGAACTCGGCGATCTTCTTCACACCCAGGAAACCGGTGAACACCCCTGCAGCAGTAGCCATGTTCTGCGGAAGGCCAAACCACTCAAGGACAGGAATCAGGCCCAAGGTGATCAGGGTGCAGAGCGTTGCCTCGAGCAGCGCCTGGCGCCGCGTTCCTCCGCCGTAGATCACCCGGGTCAGCGCGACCACAAAGGACAGGCCGGCGGCGTACAACTGCGGATAGTGCGCAGACAGCCACGCAAGCAGCGCAGCCCAAGTTTCAGGGCGTTCTGGCATTTTCATAGTCTCTGCCCCTCGCAGGGGTTCTAAAACGACGAAGCCCGCTCAGTGGCGGGCTTTCGTTCGTCGGGGTAGATTCCGGATGGATCAGGCGTGAAACAGCTGCAGCTGCCCTTCGCGCTCGACCTCAATGATCTTCTGTTCGATGACGGGTGCCTTGATCTGCCATCGACGCAGGGTCTTGCCGGCCAGGCTGGCAATCCCTCTCTCTTGTCGGTACTCCGCCATCAGCTCGTTGCGCATGGTGTTGAAGTCCATTGAGCGTTTGAACAACTGCTCGGCCATCCAGTTGAAGGCATGGATGAAAGCTTCTTTCCAGGCAGCTGCGGCTTTACCCCTAAAGCCCATCACAAGGAACATGAAGCCGTCCTTGGTCATGTCGAAGCTTCGACTCTTGATCGGTTCTCCGCCGCTCGGATTTTCCCGCCACATGACCGTCTCCTCAAAATTGAGGAGACGGAAACCAGCCGAGCAATCCAAGTTGTCGATAGCCCGAAGGACGTTGTCGTGCCGCTTTCCGAAGCGTTCGGCCACCTTCAGCGATGTCGTTACGACCTGGCCGTCATTGACCATTACCAGGTCACGCAGGCTGGCCTCATCAAGATCAATTTCACTCATCTGATCCACTCCACTCACCTGGAAAAAGGAGCGCAGCGGGGCGGACGGATGAGCGGACATCCGCCTTTCGGCTGTACGGGCCTAGCTGCGTGTTGGGTTGCCTTGCGGCGGAAATGAAAAAGCCCAGCACGAAGGCTGGGCTCTGAAATAGGTGCGGGTGGATAGGGGCCACTACCCCGTGCGCATCCTGCGCTCCACCTGCATTGATTGGTTATCGTCCTCGGACAGACTCCAGCATCGACCTCATCTCTTCGATGATCTCTAGGTGCACCGCGTCGGCCACTGCCTCAGCCTCCTGCTCGGAGAACAAGAAATCGCTCCGTAGCGTCAGGCCATGCATAACCACGAAACAGGCCTCATGGCCGGCATCGCGTATGGACCAGGGCAGCGCGTCACCCTCAAGCTTCACGACCTTGATATCAGGATTTCTCATCGAGCCACCTCTCAACGTCAAGGCGGTCATTATCGCAAGGGTGAAGGCCTTGTGGGTCGGTAACCCGTCACTTTGCTTACAGCCCGATGTGGCAGGTGAGACTGCCGTCTACCGAGTTTCGACCTTCGAATGAAAAAGCCCGGCGGGAGGGGCCGGCCGGGCTTCCCGCCTCTGTCGAGGAATAGCCCAGGTGGAAACCACGGAATCGGCGGGGGCCTGATGATGCCGCGCCAGACCTGACAACGCAATAAAAAACCCGGCGCCAGGGCCGGGTTTCGAGTGCGTCACGCTGCGTTCACAGCAATTCACGCTGGTATGAAAACACCCTTCATTCCGCGCGTAAAACTATTTCTTCAAGCGCTCTCGCGGAACCGCTCCAGGGCGCTATCGATCCAGCCCACCGCCAGCTTCAACGTCTCCCTGACCTTGGCCTCGCCGATCTGATGTTCACGCGCGATGCGCAGGGCCGGCCACTTCGCGCCGTAGTAGAGCCACACGAAGTCGCCGGCCTGCGGCGCCCTGTCGATGAGTCGAGCAATGACCCGGTCGACGGCCAAGGCCATATCGTCAGTGACATGGTAGGCCTTGGGGCTCGACATTGGCATGGCTTGGCTCATGATAGCGGCGGCCGGCGACACATATCCGGGAACCCCCATTCCATCCATTCGCCACCACCCCCACTGCTCGAGGAGGTACTCGGTATCGCCCAGCAGCTTGTCCACGTAGGTTCGAGTTCTGCTCATGCCGCCCCCGGACCGTTCAGGCCAAACAGATCGCGCAGCAGCGTTTCCACCGCCGCGCCCTTCGCATTGCCGTCCAGCAACCAGAGCCGGCCATAGTCGTGAAAGCCCAGAGTGCCGCGGTCGCCGTGCCAGTTGGCGATCATGACCAGCAGCGCAGCCAAGGCAGCAGCACCGCCCACCTTGACCTGCGCCAGCTCCTGGCCGGCCACCTTGAGAAACTCCCGCTCCAGCCTGGTCATGACCTTGCGGGGTGCCATCGGTTGTACGTTGCTCATGCTGCTTGCTCCCGCGCGCCCTCGTAGTGGACCCAGTTCCGGGCCTTGTGAGTGCTCGCACTGAAATACTGGTTGGATGCCTTGTCGAACCACAGGTCCAAGATGCCTTCATCTCCGGTGAGGCGCTGCTTGCTGATGATCAGGCGCACATCGCTCTGGTCCTTGTAGTCGTCTCCCTTGGCCATCTCTTTGCGCTTGTTCCGCCAGACCGTGCACACGTTGTCGGCTAGGTCGGTGAGGATGGCGCCACCGCGAACGTCGAGCTTGCCCGGGGGCTTACCCTCGTCGTCAGCCTTCCGCGGGTGGGCGACCAGATGGACGTGGACGTTCATCTCGTGAGCGAACCCCACCAACGCCTCCATGGCCTGCTTCTGGCCGTTGTAGTCATCCTCGGCCATGCCGAGCTTCGCCAGGCTGTCGACGATGAAGTGGTTCACCCCGTACCGGCGCGCGGCATACCGAAAGTCCTCGAGCATTTCGCCCGTCTTCGCGGTGCCCAACTGGTCGTAGATCCATAGCTTGCCGTCGAGCCAGTCGAGAATCGCGTCGATGTAGCCCCTCGAAGGACAAGACATCCCGGAGGCCTGCCGGACCATCCGCTGAAGCGTTCGCCGCGCCGGCATCTCCATCGAGGCGATGCAGAACCGGTCTTGGCTGCCCTTGCGGTTCATGCCGTGGAAGGCCAGGTAGTTCAGCAACTGCGACTTCCCGTGTCCGCTCCAGCCGGTCCAGATCGTGACCTCCGAGGGCCGGAAGCGGATCTTGTTGGCGTAGGCGCTCCAGGGCAGCTCCATGCCGATAGTTTCCGGGTTCTGGTCGTAGAACTCAGCCTTGACCTCCTCCGAGTAGGAGCTCACCGACTTCAGGCGCTCCGGGTCGAAGTTCTTCGCCTTGGCGTAGCACTCCGCAATGTCGTCGGCGCTGTAGTACAGGGCATCCAGGGCTTCGTTGAAGTCCTTGCAACCCAGTTTCACCAGGCGACACCGATCACGCCCAAGGCGCCGAACGATCTCCTCGGTCGCCTGGTGGCCAGGTTCGTCGTCGTCAAGGCACAGGTAGATCACGTCGAAGCGCTGCAGGTTGTCGAACTCGTACTCGATCCAGCGTTGCTTGCCGTCCTTGCCGCCACCGAAGGGCACCGACAGCGCCGGGCGCCCGTACTGCCAGGCGGTCATCGCGTCGATCTCGCCCTCGGTTATCGTCACCTCCCGGATACCGTCCGGGATGGCCTGCCAGCCGAACAGGCAAGGTTCGGTATCCGACGACGTGGTGATTTTCTTCTTGCCGCCAGGACGTTCCACGCCGAGTTTCTTCCAGTGGATCAGCGAGCCATTGCGCAGGTACGGAAACACGATGTTCTGCCCGTCCTCGGCGATCTTGAACGCCTTGATGGTCTCCTCGGTCAGTCCACGGCCCTTCAGGTACGCCATCACCACCGAGTCCACCTTCGGCGTCGAGCACCTTGGCTTGTCCGGTCGCTGGTATGACTTCCGGCTCTCGACCGGCCGGATGAGCTTGGGCTCCTGCACGCCGAGGTAGCCCCTCGCTTCGCTCAGCGCCGTCGCCATGTCGCAGTTGCGCGCCAGCCGCCAGAGGTCCAGCAGGTCGCCAGACTCACCGGTGGCGAAGTCGCACCACACGCCAGCCTTCTCGCCGACGAGGTGAACCCCCAGACTCTTGCCCTTCTCGCCCGAGGCGTCGCCAGCACGCCACTCGGCGCCCTCCCGCTTGCCGCCAGGCAGCAGGTGCCGTGCAACATCGGCAGCGCGATCAGCGAGGCGCTTGGAAATATCCGACGGGGTCAGCATGCGCCCTCCCCGTCCGGCAAACGCTCAAGGGTGCTGAAGTCGTGGGTCCGAGTGGACAGCACCGTGTCCGTCATCTGCGGGTGCCAGAACTCGTGATCCTCGAGCTGGTAGCCCCTGGGCGGGATGAACGGGTAGCGCTTGCTGCCCACCGCCGGCTTCCGCGGAGTTGCAGATGGTGCGCTCTCCTTGCGCACCCAGTTGCGCCAGGTCGCCAGCCAATCGACCTTCGTGGCCCCCTTGCCGGCAGCCGAGCACCAGTAGTCCCTGAAGCCCTCCCCAACCTTACGCATGTCCGCCTCGCTGAACTCCGGGCGCTCAGTCAGCGCCCAATCCAGCCAGTCATCCGGCAAGGCCCAGTCTTCCGGCAAGCGGGAAGCACGCTTGGGCTTTTCCGTCGGTTGATCATCCCCGGCCTCAGGGGAAGGGCGACGCTGTTGCGGCGCCTGCTCTTGATCTTTTAAATATCCCTGTCCCTGTCCCTGTCCCTGTCCCTGTCTGTTGCGATCACTACCCGATTCGGGGTCGATTTGGGGTGTGATCGGGGGGCGATCACTACCCGATTCGGGTGGCGATCCCGTGGCAAGAGTTATTACACCCTTCTTCTTCAAGGTGCGCGATTGCGGGGCGATGCTTTTTAAAGCAGCAACCGCCTCGACCAGTTGCCCCTGAAGCCCGCTGATATCTACCTCCACACCCCAGCGACGAGCATTACCGGTGGCGCCCGAGATGGCATTCAGCAGCTTCTCAACCCAAGACTCCAGCGCCTTCTCAGCAACAACTGGATGGTACAGACGACCATCGCTGCACTTGACCCAGCCGCGAAGTACATGGGCCTTCACCTTGTCCCAACGAGCGCACTGGGACAGGTGTGCGAGCATCCGATCATTGTCGGGAACGCTGGCGGCCGGAACCTGGTGCCAACTGGCAAGCCAGAGAGTCATAGCAGCGGCGCGCTCGTCCCCAGAACCAAGCACCCAAGTCTCGGAAGTAAGCAATCGCTGAACGTCCAGTGGCATGAATGCGAATGTCGAGAGGTCGCAGTCAGTTGGGGTCAACGGCTCCGGCAGAGGGTGTAATGCATCAGGCGAGACCGAACTCATTCGCGCCCCCTTCTCAGCCGCTCAAGGTATCCCGGGCTGTGCAGTGGCTGCTCGAACCACAGCGGGTTACGTCGATCAACCTGTCCTGGGTTTCGGGCCTCCACGGCCATATCACTGTCCCATGTCGACCATGCCTCGCCATCTCCCTCAATAGCTGTGATCAGGTCTATCAGTTTGGAACAGAAGAAGCTCCTATCCGGCGAAAACCGGCTTTCGGAAAACATCTCTTCAATACGCCCCAGATAGACTTCTGGTTCCTCTACCTCCGCGTAGTAGGCCACCTCGTAATCATGAGGGGCAGCGGGCGAACTAGAGAGTTCCTCGGCAACCTTGTGCGGGGAACCATGGCTCCAACCAAGCAAGTACACACCAGGCATGATTGGGCAGTGCAGGACGAAAACAAAACCGAAATCTCTACTCATTCGCTCAACTCCCGTGCTTGAAGCAACTTCTCCATGAGCCGCTCAGCCAATACTTCATCGATATCTTCCGGGCGCCAGCCGCACAGCCGCTTCACCAACACCATCAGGGCGAAGCGCGCCTTGATGATCTCGAACTGGATATCGGCGATGTTTAGGGCAACCTCGGCTACTACAGGGGGATCGAACTGGCCCAGCAGCTCGAAGGCAGTGTCGATTGAGCACCAGATCTTGTAGGCAACCTGGTCGCTGCCGAACTGCTCGAAGGACTGCTCGTTGAGCATCACGGGATCGGACTGGTGGGCGACCTTGCTCATGCCAAGCCCTCCCTCTCCAGGCGCTGCACCAAGGTCCGCATCTTGCGCTTGAGGTGGGTGGTCAGGTTGCGCCTGCTGCGGAACTCAACGATAGGCAGGGCGTGGCGGTGAATCTGGATGGTGTTGGTCATGGCTCAGTTCACCCTATGGACTTTGAGGGTGTTCGGCTTGAGGCCCAGCTCTTCGGCTTTGCGCTTCGCCTCTTCGGGATCAATGCCCAGCCGCTTGGCCATCCCTTCCAGTTCGTAAACGGGCTCTCCGTCGTCGGTATAGCCATCCGGAACGGCAGGCATCAGCCCCATCTGCACAGCCATGTCGTGCATTTCCTGGCGGAACGACTCCGGGGCTGCGTCGTACATGCGCTGAAACGCAGTTGCGGCTTCTGGGGTATGCGACAAGCCGGACTTGCACATGCTGGTGTAGAGGCGGCCAGCGGCTAGAAACTCAGGAGTCACCTGCTCGGTGGTATTGCGCTTGCTTTTCTTGCTCATGACTTCACCTTCGGAGCCAGCCGGAACCGGCCCGGGAAATAGGGATGGGTGGCTTGGGTCTCGGTAACCCGCTCGCACTCGCTGACGAAGCGCTTGAAGACCGCAGTGATATCGCTGGTCGCCCAGACCGCGTACTGGCTGCCCTGGGCGTTCTCGTGGCCGTTGCGGACCATGCCCCAGGGCTTAGGGCTGATAGGCATCTGCCGAACCACTGCGTCCACCACGGTGGCCGACAGGCCATAACGGTCATTGATCACCTCACGGATGCGGGTGATCGGCATGCAGTTCTGCGGGCAGTGGTCCCAGACGCGGGATTCGGACAGGTCGTCGACCCGCTGCTCGACGCGCTCGATAGCGACCTGGTGCTGGGCCTGCTGTTGCTCGATCTGCTGCTGCCGACGCTCGAGTTGGACCTGCAACTGGGCATGCGCGAGCAACTGCTCGGCCTGAGTCATCGGAGGCCGCCGAGACTTCAGCTTGGCCAATACGCTTCGGCGAACCGACTTAGATTCGCGCATCCCGACCAGCATGCACTGGTCAAGGGTCAGGTCGTAGGTGGCGACCTGGTTGCCGTGGAAGGGGGTGTAATATTTTTGCACCCCCTCAAGCTCATCGCCCAACTCGTCTTCGACACGAGCGAGAAACTGATCGTTTCTGATCTTCGGTTCGCCAGCAGCCAAGCGAGCCTCGTTGACCATGTCCCGCAGTTCGATGGTGGTCATGGTGGCGGCCTGGCCGCCAATTGAGGTCAGGCCAGTCATGTCGAAGCCCTCGTAATAGCCGCATCTATTGCATCGGCTACGCCTGCATCCAGGTAGTGGTTCACCCGATCTACCAGGCCCTGGTCTTCCACTCGGTCTAGACTGCTTCCGGCAAACTGGGCGGACACCTTGAGCCAGTTGAATATCTCGCCCATGAACCCCGCGAACTGGCCGCGTTTGACAGTTTCCTCTTGCTCGTCCGAAGGGGCTTTGGTGATCAAATCGCGCACCATGCTCCTGAGCACCTCGCAAGCCATCCAGTCGTCCACATCCCGGACATACTTCAGATAGATGTGCGCGATACTCTTGCCGGCCTCGAGACCGGTGAGGTAGCTACCAGTCAAAGGAACATCCCACATTGAGTAGCGACCATGGTCCTTGCCTACGAAGGGCAAGCGCTGCCAAGTTTCCTTGGCGCGCGGGTGGAGAGATATCCCCTGTGGCTTCTTGCCTCGACGAGGGCGTTTTGCATCAGACACAGAGCTCATGCCGGCACCTCCAGCTCGGTCAGCAGTTGGATCAAGTCCTCGCCAGCCAGCCCGGCGATGGTGATAATCGACAGATGGATCGCATCCACCTGGTCGGCGGTCAGGCGCGGGCCCGGCTCGAAACCTTCGAAAGCCAAGTCTTCGCGAACTGCGGTAGCCAAGTCCTGGATGGCGCCGATGTAGCTGTAGAGCTGGTCACCGAGCGCTTTCGCTCCGATGCGGCTAGTCATTGGACACCTCCCCACCCTCCAGGGCCGCACGGACCAGGGCAGTGGCTGTCTCGGCCGCATGAAGAAGTAGGGCTACGCGACGACTAACACTCGGCTCGTCGAGGATGTCGAGGAGCCCGCCTTGAATCGCGTCGAGCAGGCCGACTGCGCTGTCCAGTGCGAGGTCGGCATCAATGTCATCCATCACGCACAGGACATTCGTTTTCTGATCTCCCGTCGAAAGATCGACCGGCGCAGTCGCCCGGAAGCTGATACCCATAGTGGCCCTCATTGCTGAGCCTCCTTCTGCCGGTTGATTCGCTCAGAACAGACCTGTTCGAACTCCGCCAACTGGAAGATGGCACCGCCAACCTCCTCCAAGAACCATCCGAGACGCTCGGCGGTTTCCTGACCGATCTCGCCTTCAGCACTGGTAAGCGCCAGCAGCTTCACGACTGCGGCGACACCAAGCGCCATGTTCTGAGCCGCATGGCGAGCCGTACCACGGTCCAACTTGATGGAGCGGATCTGCTTATCGGTCAGAACTTCATCGGGGACCCGGGAGCACTGATTGCTGAGCAGTGTCGCGAGGTTCATTGGCGGCGCTCCTTTGCATTGAGCGCAGCGGCGATTTCCGCCTCCTCCGCGGGCAGAGGGATGGCGGCATCCACCAGCGCCTTTGCCGCATCACTCAGGTACGCCAGCGCGTGGTAGTCATTGCCATCCATGGGGCTACCCTCGACGAGGGAGATGAGGATGTCGCTGAGTCCGGCCAGAATGACGCTGGCCTCGTCCAAGGCTTCCCGCTTGGAAAGTCCGGGGTTGACCTTGAAGAAGCTGTTCTCCGGGTCAATAGGGCGAGCTCTCAGAAGCGCGTTCATGCAGCACCTCCCGTAGCATCAAGGCCGCGCACGCAGCTACTGTGCATAGCCGCCACCACCTCGGTGAGCAGCGCGATAGCTTCCGCCTCGGAGTCGTTCATAGGGTGAACGACGTCCCTGGCCATGCGCCTGAGCAAAACGCAGAGAGCGTTGAGCGACTCCTCGTAACGTTGCATTACCTCTACGATGGGAACCCCCTCGCAGACCTGGAGCGCACAGAGCCCGCTGGGGGTCAGGAGAAATCCAACCTCCTCAGTGGTCGCTAGCTGTTGCGCCTGGCTTGACGTTTTGATATTTTTGAGTTGCATGTTGATGTCTCCCTCGAGACAAAGAAGTACCTAGGCAGTCGCTCCAACGACTACCGACTAAGGGCCTCGCGAAAGCGGGGCTTTTGCTTTCAGGCGAAAGCCTTTCCATGGTTTTCGTGAAAGCCATACTTGCGATTCGCTTCCTCGCGAGCCGCGATTGCGGCACGCTTCTCCTCGAAGTAGCCGAGATGGATGAACTTGCCGTCCACCTTGATGCACGCGCGCCACTTCTGCTTTGCGCTGGACCAGCCCACGCCAGTGATGCCGCTGGAGTTTGCTACCGAAACACGCTTGTTCCGCATGTTCTCGCGCCGAGTTACCTCGCGAAGGTTCTCGATTCGATTGTCAGTGCGAATGCCATTGATATGATCAACTTCGACAGGCCACTCCTGCCGGTGAAGAAACCAAACAAGCGTGTGGATTCGGAAGGAGTGACCATCAACCCAGGTCTGCAGGTATCCATTGCCGTTGATTGAGCCGGCGGGGCGGCCAGCAAAGGAAAACGGCCCCCGCCTTACCCTGTTGATCAGGCTCCCATCGCGATACTCGAACAGCTCTTGGACTCTATCCAGGGTCAGTCGCGGTCGTGGCTTGCTCATTGCTCCCCTCCCACACTGGATGCCTGCACAGCAGCATCAGCGCACTGCACCAAGTGGGAATCGGACGGCAGAATGGGCTCAAGGTCGGCGGAACTGGTGGCCATCGGGACGCTAGGCACTGCACGGGGGCGCCCACCTCCCGACGGAAACCGCTTCAGTTCCGTTGCCTCGAAACCGCCCCCCATTGCAGGCGCGACGATAATGAGGCGTTTTGACCTCAGCGCCTTACTGATTGCGGCCTGACTTGCTCCGAGGGCCTGGGCCGCCCCTTCCTGTCCGAAGCGGCCAACGAACTCAGCGAGTGTTTGGGTTTGCATACGTCCTGCCTCTTGCTTTGGAGGCAGAATAACCGGCGGTGCTATCCTTTACAATACCGCTGGTTCTTTGACTGCATAACCGTTGGTTGTTAACGTCTCGCCATGAAGAAACGAAAGCTAAGCCAGATCGAACTCAACGAATGCCAAGCGCTAAGGCACATTTATAGCGCGAAGCGCCGAGAACTAGGGCTCACGCAATCCTCCATTGCCGAGGCATTCCGTATGAGTCAGACCGCTATTTCGATGTATATGAATGGCAGCAATGCGCTGAATGCGGCCGTTGCCGCTAAATTTTCAACGATACTCGAAGTACCCGTATCCAGCTTCAGTCCGCGCCTAGCAGCCGAAATTGAGGGCATGGCAAAGGCAATGCATCCCAAGCCAGTACCAGATATCACCGACACCCTGGAGCCTATCCATCCGTGGGATGACGGCACCCCCCTTGACGATGATGAGGTAGAGATACCTTTCTACAAGGAAGTTGAGATGGCCGCCGGCGCGGGCCGAAACATTGAGCAGGAAATCAAAGGACGCAAGCTTCGCTTCTCCTACGCGACCTTGCGCGCAGCAGGGGTCGATCCATCGGCTGCCATCTGCACCAGGGTAGGAGGCAACAGCATGGAGCCCTTGATCTCTGACGGCGCTACTATCGGCGTTGATACGGCCACCAAACACATCACCGACGGCGAGATCTACGCCATCAAGCACGACGACCTGCTAAGGGTGAAGTTCGTCTACCGCCTGCCTGGCGGGGGGGTCCGCCTGCGCAGCTATAACCGAGATGAGTATCCCGACGAGGAGTACACCCCTGAGGAAATGAGGAGCCAACAAATCAGCATCATTGGCTGGGTGTTCTGGTGGTCAGTGGTTAGGATTCGGCGAAAGCTGTGATCAACAACAGTCGGCACAACGCACCCCATCCCACCAGTCTTTTTGCTCAAAGCCTCAAAGCCATTCAGCCAACCTGCGGTTCTGCGCAAGTTGGCATGCTCACTTAATGCCTGACGCCTCATTCGCCGCATTGTTCTGCTAGCTATCCGCAATGCCGGGCACTGTGCTCGGCACATGCACCCCCTGCAAGCCCATCCCAAGCAACACCCCACCTACCGCCCGCAACCTCGGCCGCCCTCAAGCAGGAAGCAGCAATACTCAATAATAAAACCGCAGGTGTTGACACCAATAAATAACCGCAGGTAAATTCTGTCCATATGTTGAAACGTGAGTGACCAACAAGGACTCCCCATGACCATCACCATCAGCACTGATACCTGGCAAGGCCGCCTCGGCATGGGCCTCGCTCCGCGTGAACTGGAGGCCACCCTGCATGCGGCGAGCGACCTGACCGCAAAGGAGATCGCCAAGCTGATGGGCATCGCGCCAGGGACCGTATCCAAGCGATTGGATGATGCGCGGTTCAAGCTCGGCGCCAAGACCATCCGCGGCCTGGTGCTGGAGGCATACAAGCGCCAGATCATCAGCCCCCTGTGCGTTGGAATCCTCGCCATCCTGGCGGCAGCACAACCCCTCCTCGATGAAGACCCGGCCATGCGGGCGCGCCGTGGCGGCGAAAGGAAGATCGAAACTCGCCTGACTGCTCGCCGCGATGGCGTGGCCTGGGTGGCGTGATCATGGCCTGGGACAGAAACGACCCGCTCAACATCCTGGCGCTACAGCTCGACGGTGAACTGCGCGCCGCAGCCGACTTCTGCCATGGCTACAACGGGCCGGCACAGCGCGCTTTCGCCCGGCACATCCAGGGCCTGGGCAAGACGCTCGACGAGCTTACCGTGGCAGACCTGAAGGCGGCGGCCGCATTTGCGGACGCAGAACTGAACGACCTGCAACAGAGAGGGCTGATCTGACGCAGCGGCGAGCGCTTCAGGTGGAGTGCTGTCCGGTGCGAAGGCATCACGTGGCTTGGCCGGGTTTGGCCTGGCGTGGCAGAGAACGGCTTGGCTTGGCGTGGCAGGGGCTGGAAACCCAGCGTACAGCCGCTTCGACTGAGGCGGTTGTGCGGTGGATACCTGCAGATGGGTAAAACCGGCAAATCGCCGGTTTGAATCGCGGAGAACGAGATGAACTTGACCCTTGTTCACAGTCGGGACTATGCTCGGCCCGTCACTGCAAATTCAGTGGCCGGGTTTGGCGACCCGACAGGCTATGGCGCGACAGCGCCAACCCAACATCAGGCGCTTTTTTTGTGCCTGCCGTTTGGGCGTGCACCGGCTACCCGGTGTCTCTCTATGGCAGATCGCGTGGGGAGACCTTCGGGTCTGCCGGGTTCCATAGCCCCGGTTCGCCAACCCCGCGCGGTCTGCCACCCTATTCCGTTTGGCGACGGTCGGTGGCAGCTCCCTAATCAGCTATGGAGTTCCCCCACAATGGCAAGCCCTACCCAAGTTGCGCCCGAAGCATTCGACCTGGCCGCCAAGGCCTACGATTCCATCGAGCTCGCCGTCAGCACCCTCTACGACCTGTCCGCCATCTTCCGGGCGATCTACCAGGCCGAACAGTTCCCGTCCCACAACAAGCGCCTGGCCGGTGTTGGCCAGTATTTGGCCGACGACTGGGGAAGTCTGCTCGATGGCCAGGTAGGCGAGTTGAAAGCAATGCTCGAAGCCACTCGCGAAAGGAGGGCTGCAGCATGAGCCTGATCACCACAACCAACGCCGTCACCATGTCGAGCCGCGAGATTGCCGAATTGACTGGAAAGCGCCATGACAACGTCATTGCCGATATTCGCAAGATGCTCCTTGAGCTCGGATATCAGATCGACGCCGACGGAAGATCTCCTGACTTTTCAGGAGATGTCCCGGACGCTTATGGGCGGCTCCAGCATTGCTTCAATCTGCCCCGCCGCGAGGTCGAAATCCTCCTGACGGGCTACAGCATTCCGCTCCGCGCGAAATGCCTGGATCGACTGCACGAGTTGGAGGCACGGGCCAAGCAAACGCTCCCGGCCCTCCCCGGTGACTACATCCAGGCACTGGAGCACCTACTGGAATCCAAGCGCTCTGAGCAGAAGGCCATCGAAGAGCGCGACCACGCCATCGCCACCAAGGCAGAGATCGGTTCCCGGCGAGAGGCCACTGCAATGGCATCGGCTTCAGCCGCCGTCCGCGAGGCACGTCGTCTTGCAGATGAACTCGGGCGTGGTACCCGGCAGGCGACGGTCAAGGCAGTAGAGAACCTCACCAAGACTCAATTCGACCCGCAGGCCTGGCGCAAATTGCGTGCATGGTGCGATTCCCACGGAGTCCAGCCCAACTATGTCGAAGACCCTCTCTATGGCCGTGTCCGGGCGTGGCCTGCGGATGCCTGGAAGGAGGTGTACGACATCGACCTGGACGGACTGTTCGGTTATCACCAACACCGGATCACCGAAGGGGGTGCAAGTTCGGCATGCCCCTGACGCACCAATAAACCCATAACCCAACCGATTTTGGCAAAGCCACAAATGCCGGCGGGCCCTTGCTCGCCCTGGAGAAACTATGAAACGAGCAGCCGTTGTAACCGAACTGCCGGCCAGCACCAGCCGGGACATGGACAAGTTCGTTGTCCGACTGCCGGACGGACTGAGGGCCGAGGTGGAAGCTGAAGCCAAGCGAGACTCGCGCAGCATGAACTCCCTGATCGTCGTTGCCCTGCGCGAGTACCTGCATGGTCAGCAACAGAAGCGGGCTCTGCTCAATGCGTTGACCAAGGCAGCAGGGAGCAACTGATCATGAACTCCATCACTATCGTTCTCCGCTCGGGCATGGGCATGCAGATCGACTCGGTACGCCCATACCTGCGGAATGGAATGCCCATAGCAATCGGGCGCGCAGGTGCGGTTATCTCGCACTTTGCTGACGGGGACGCACACCTGGCGCTCCGCACCATCGCCGAGTTCCCCTGTCCCGAACAAGACAACCTGCCGGCGGCGAACATGCGACAGATCGCACTGGCGGCGCTGAGCGGGGCTGGAGCGAGTTCGGAGCCGGGCAATCCTGGCGGCGAACCTGTATCCGGACCGGGTAATGCCGGCGAGCGACCCCACCCCGCGCCGGGATCGGGCGACAGCAAACTGGCCGAAAGCCTCCAAACTCTGGTGCGCTGGCTTGATCGCGTGGCAATCGAGGACGGCTACGTCGGCGTGCCGGTGATCGAGGCCGTCGAGGTGGTGGTCACCGAGATGAAGCGCCAGCAACAACCAGTCGATCCGGCCTTCTGCCGCTGCAACCACTGGTTCGCCGGGGACAGCGTCGAAGCGGCCTTCATTCGCCAGCATGGCCAGTGCCAGGACTGCGTCGAGATGGACCAGATGCTGGAGCGGGAAGTGCAGGCCGAGAACGCCAAGCGCTACCTGTGGCTGCGCAACACGGCTCTCTACGCATCGGACCTGGCCCGCGAGGTCAATCGCATGGACAAGAGCGTCGTCAACCTTCTCCCGCGGGACAAGGACGGCAACCTCCTGGTAGAGGCTGATCTGGACGAGGCCATCGATGCTGCCATGGCGAAATGGTCGGCCGAGGTTCTGTGCGCAGGCGTTGACGTCGCTACCGACCGTGTGGAACTGGCCATTCACAATTGGACCGCGCCGGCGGAAGGCGGTGACGCATGAGCATCACCCTCAAGGGCCATGCCCTCAACCAGCGCCAGCTCGACGCTATCACCCCGGTAATGAACGACCTGATTCAGGGCCGGGTTGACCTGGCAAGTTTCGATGATGCCTGCGTCAAAGCCCTGGATAACGCCGGCTGCCCGCTGGGCTACGACACCAGCATGCCCGGTACCGGCAGCACCATCGAGGAGCGGGCCGCGAGATGGCTGAGGGACGGTCAAGTGGGAGCGTCTTCGCGGGCCATCCACGATCACATGCTCGGTCTGCCCATGGAACGCCATCACGCGGCCTATCCCCATGACCCGGATGATCTGAATCGCTGCCTGCTTCTGCTGAACCTGATCCCTGAATGGGCGCCACGCATCCGCGAGATGGCCCAGCACAGCCAGGAGTGGGCCGCACTGGCGAGCAGTTGGGGAAAGCTCACCAACCTTTTCCTGCAAGAAGCTGGGCTGGACTGGCAACGCAGCAGGGGAGCCCCCGAAACCTACGCGGCGATGCGACTCCTACTGGGTGATGCATGAGAAAAGCACTGACCGCCATCGCACTCGTCGCGCTGTTTGGCCTGGCTGCGGTTGCCGCCGGCACCGCGCTCCAGCCGTTCAAGACCCTGTTCATCTGGGAGGTATGCCGGTGATGAGAGGCTCCGACATTCCACCACCACCAGGGTATCGCCCTACCCCGCTCGCCACCCTCGGCCAGCAGTTGGTCCGCCTGGGCCAGGCGATGCAGAACCCCAACACCAAGCTCGGCGAGTTGACCGAACTGGTCCAGGCCTGCGGCGTCGACTTGCGGATCTGCGACACGAACAAGGAGAGCCGGTCATGAAGGGCGCAACGTTGCACCGGCTGATCGATATCTACGCCGACAGTCGCCGTAACCTGCGCGTCCGTTTGGCGGCCCTCCGGATGTTCATCCGGGCAGTGCATGCCGATCGCGACGCCAGCTTCGCAGAGCATCGCCAGAAGTGGCGACGACTTCTCAAGGGCATGCCGTTCACCGAGCAGGCACTGGAGCGCGAACGGATGGCATATCGGGAGCGAGCCAGAGTTGCGGCGCAAGCCATGGAGGAGTGCGGAGCCTGGCTTATCGGAAACTCAGCAATGATCGAGCAGGCCCTGTCGTTCGACGACCTGTGCGATCTCTTGGGGGTGAATCATGCCCACCGTGCCGAGGCTGCCGAGGTCTGCGCGGGCGACGCCGGAATCGTTGGCGGCCTGCTCTGGATTGGCGGGGAGTTCGAGGACAGCGCAGACCACAAGAGCGGCCGCTCCAACCGAGGGAACACGGGGCCACTTACCGCTGCGGTCCAGAACCTGTTTCAGAAGTTCTTGCTTGAAAACCCGTCGGCCATCCCTGACCCGTTCGCCCTGGGTGGCCCTTTCTACGGCGCCCTGCGGCAGGAGATGGCGCCAGATGGAACGGTGCAGATTCGGCGACCGGCACTCACCGTCCACAGCCTGGACGGATCGACCCGTACGGTTGAGCGAAAGCCGGAGGCGTATTCGGTAGTGGCGAAAGATGGTGGGGGTCGCCATGGCTAGAACTCTGCTTCGCGTGATGAGGGGAGAGTTTGCGTTCTACCTGACCGAAGGGTCGAAGGGAGGCAAGAAAGGTGGGGCGCGCTGGGCCTTATACCGAACCAGCGGGTACGGGAAGATCAAGGACGGATTCGTCTTCGTCAACAGCGGTGACCGCGCCAGGCTGCTGGCAATGACGAACGACGGTGAACGGATGGATGCCTGCCAGGCACTGTTCGACAGTAAGAAACGCCGGGCCTACGTTCGGCGCTGCGAGATTCGCGGCCCATCCGGCCGCTGGGAGGGGCTTGCATTCAAGCCTAGGCCTCAGGAATGCGCTACCTGACTGTTAAAAAATTCGCCAGCGAGTCTGGCTACACCGAAGACGCCGTGCGCTCGAAGATCCGCGACGGAATCTGGCGCCTCGGCGAGATATGGAAAAAAGCACCGGATGGCCGGACGCTTATTGATGTAGAGGGGTATGAAGCATGGGTAGAGATGGGCGGGGAGTCAGGGCAGTCTCTGATTCGAGTATCGAAATCACGTTCATGTATCGCGGCGTCAGGTGCCGGGAGCGCATCTCGCTCAAGCCCACCGCCACTAACCTGAAGCGAGCAGAGCAGCACAAGGCGGCTATCGAACATGCGATCGCCGCCGGTACCTTCGACTACTCGGTGACATTTCCTGGATCTCCGCGCGCCGCCAAGTTTGCGCCTGAGGCGTCACGCGAGACGGTTGCGGGATTCCTTGGCCGATGGCTTGAGTCGAAGCGCAAGCACGTCTCCAGCAGCACCTTCGAGGGCTACAGGAAGATTGTAGAGCTTCGTCTGGTGCCGGCCCTTGGGCCCGTCATGGTGGTCGACCTGAAGCGGAAGGCCGTCAAGGATTGGCTGGACACCCTGAAGGTGAGCAACAAGACGCTCAGCAATATCCAGAGCTGCCTACGCTCGGCCCTCAGTGATGCGATGGAAGAGGAACTGATCGACAGCAACCCCCTCGCCGGCTGGACATACGCAAGGAAGGGAGAGGTCAAGGACGACGACGTGGACCCATTCTCGCCGGAAGAGCAGCAGGCGATTCTGAGTGCCCTCGATGGTCAAGGGCGGAACCTAGTACAGTTCGCATTCTGGACGGGGATGCGTACCAGCGAACTCGTCGGCCTCGAGTGGGGCGATATTGACTGGCTCCGCGGCGAGGTGCGCGTCACCCGCGCCATGACCCAGGCAGCCAAGGGAAAAGCGGAGGTGACGAAGACCACTTCCGGCCGGCGCAGCATCAAGCTGCTCGGCCCTGCGCTGGAAGCCTTGAAGGCGCAAAAGGAATTCACCTACCTGGCCAATCAGGAAGTCTTCCAGAACCCGAGGACGGGCGAGCGATGGGCCGGCGACGGACCGATCCGGAAAACACTCTGGGTTTACGCGCTGAAGAAGGCCGGCGTGCGCTACCGTCGTCCGTACCAGACCCGGCACACCTACGCATCCATGATGCTGTCTGCCGGGGAGCATCCGATGTGGGTAGCCACACAGATGGGGCACAGCGACTGGACCATGATTGCCAGGGTATATGGCAGATGGATGCCTGCCGCAGATGCGTCGGCAGGGGGAAAAGCTGAGCAGATGTGGCAAGGCGACGAGCCTCAATTGACATCCTTGAAGGCTAGCGGATAATCATCGACCGTTTTGATGTCACATGCTATACACACGTTATCCACAGGAAATGACCAAGGAGGTCTTATGCCAAGCTCTATCGATGTGGCGAAGTTTTTCCTCGCCCAATCCAACGAAGAGGCCGGCGACCTTGTGTCCAACCTGAAGCTGCAGAAGCTCGTGTACTACGCTCAGGGCTTCCATCTCGCCGTCTACGATGAGCCTTTGTTCACTGACTCCATCGAAGCATGGACGCACGGTCCTGTCGTGCCGAACGTCTATCACCACTACAAGCAGTTCGGCTCGGGCAGCATCCCAGCGCCCATAGACTTCAATCTGGAAGCGTTCAGCCCCGAGCAAGTAGAACTGCTCAATGAAGTGCAGCAGATCTACGGGCAGTATTCGGCTTGGCGACTGCGCGAGATGACCCACGAAGAAGCCCCCTGGCGGAACAATTATCAGGCAGGGGCGATGAGCCGTGAAATTCCTGCGGACGACATGCGCCAGTTCTTTAAAACCCTTGTGAAGTAAGGGCGTGGCATGGCACGTCTCAGGGATAGAGGCTCTAAAAGCAGTCTATTACTCAAGGAAAGGCCAGCACCTACTGAGAACCCGGAGCTGAAGCCGCCTTTGTTTTCCTTCGAGTTCATGCAGGCGGATTACTGCGTGTCGGAGTGCACGTCTGATGAGAGAAGCCAGGTACTATCCAAGCTTCGCACTCTCAGCCAAATGTCTTGGCAACAGATCAAGCAAGCCCCTCGCCATGGTCTTGGGTTCGAGATTATCGGGCGTCCATCCTTCAAGGCCGCAATTCCAGCCTTCGTTACAGACGACACCAACCTGATCTCATTCCGTGCAATTGGCAAAGCCCCAATGGTCGGGTATCGCGACGGTCGGGTATTTCACATCCTTTGGATCGATAGAGATTTCACCGTATACGATCACGGGTCTTAGCTGTAATGACAGCCTTATGACAGCTTCCAGCCTGGAAGCCGCGTCAAATGGGGGCTAGATGCGGGTTCAAATCCCCCCGGCTCCACCAAACAACCATCTAAAGACGTCCTCGGACGTCTTTTTTTATGCCTGAAACCCAGTAAATACGGGGTTTTCAGCATCATCACGATCCGATAGCGTCTAGCAGGATCCATGAAATCCGGTATTCCAAGTGGTATTCCAAGCCATCCACTGGTAATTTTTGGAATACCGAATCTGTTCCTGGAATACCCCATGTGCGCCCAAGCAACCCGCCTCTCGGACCTCAAGGTCAAAGCCGCCAAGCCTCAGGAGAAGGACTACGTCCTGAGCGATGGTGACGGCCTTCAAATGCGAGTGAGAAGCAATGGCTCAAAGCTCTGGAACTTCAACTACCGGCACCCAGTGACGAAGAACCGGATCAACATGGGGCTCGGGACCTTCCCCGAAGTTTCATTGGCGCAAGCCCGCAAGCGCACTGTTGAGGCACGTGAGCTCCTCGCCCACGGTATCGATCCCAAAGAGAAACGGGATGCCATAAAGCAGGCCAAGAAGGCGGCGACCGAGCACACCTTCCAGAACGTCGCGACGGCCTGGTACGAACTGAAAAAGGATGCGGTGACTCAGGCCTACGCCGAGGACATCTGGCGCTCCCTCACGCTGCACATCTTCCCCGACCTGGGCACTACCCCGATCTCTGCCATCAACGCCCCTCAAGTCATCAACCTGCTCCGGCCGCTTGAAACCAAGGGCAGCCTTGAGACCGTGAAGCGGCTGACGCAGCGGCTCAACGAGATCATGACCTACGGGGTCAATTCGGGACTGATTCACGCGAACCCACTTAGCGGGATCCGCTCCGTCTTCAAGAAGCCGAAGAAAAAGAACATGGCGGCGCTCCCTCCCGATGAGCTGAAAGAGCTCATGGTGGCAATCGCCAATGCGAGCATCAAAAGGACCACTCGCTGCCTGATCGAGTGGCAGCTCCACACCATGACTCGGCCAGCCGAGGCAGCAACTGCTCGCTGGGCGGACATCGACATCGAGAAGAAGATCTGGACGATTCCCGCTGAACGCATGAAGAAACGCCGTACTCATATCGTCCCGCTCACGGAACAGGCTCTCGCGCTCCTGGAAGCGATCAAGCCCTACAGTGGCCACCGGGAATATGTGTTCCCTGCAGACCGGAACCCACGCACCCACTGCAATAGCCAGACCGCCAACATGGCGCTGAAGCGAATGGGCTTCGAAGGGCGCCTGGTCAGCCACGGCATGCGCTCGATGGCCAGCACCATCCTCAACGAGCATGGCTGGGATCCAGAACTGATTGAGGTGGCGCTTGCCCACGTCGACAAGGACGAGGTTCGCAGCGCTTACAACCGGGCAGACTACATCGAGCGCAGACGCCCGATGATGACCTGGTGGAGTGAACACATCCAGGAAGCGGCGACCGGCAACCTTTCGGTGTCCGCTATCAAGGAAAATCGGGACAGAAAAATCGTTTCGATACGCTGATAAAGAGGCGGCTACCGCCACTTTCAGACCGTCGGGGTCGCTCCCCAGGCGGTCGTCTGGGACTAAGCAGGCTTCCGCGTCGAGCGGTCCGAATGCGGGATAGGTGGCGGCCGCGCGTACATCGCGCGATACGCGCCCAGCACGGCACGGCACGGCACGGCACGGCACGGCACGGCACGAAGGATGGAAGCAATTAGACGAAAATCACACAAGGATCCTCACGCGGGGTCAGAATCGTCGTCCGCTGCTTCCCTCGTGTAATGCTGACTCGAAGATTCTGTCTGGCCTGATCGTCAATGTTTTCCCTCAGATTTGCCCTCACGATCCGATCTGGGTTTGCCACGATCTTCTTCTTCACGCATCGAGGCCAACCCTCAAAGATGATCACCTCGTCGAACTGCTTTCCCTTGGCCTTATGCATGTTCATGACGACAACCCCATTTTCTGGGTTTGACTGAGTAGCGAAGTGCTCACGGACAAATGCCTGCCTGGTGATGTCAAGGGCGTTTTCGTATCGCCCGAAAGTCCGCCAGTCCTCCGAAAGCGCCTGGCGCAATTGAGTCCCGCGCTCCAGCAGACGGATGTTCTTGACTTCAATGGCAACCTCTCTCAAGCGGAGGCAAGCACCGTTCTCCATGGTCTTCCTGACAGCGCGCCAGTCTTCATCCGGATCGCCCGTGAAGGGGATTGCTCTCAGTTGTTCGTATGTCTGCAAGAGCGGAACCATAAGGCTGTTCTTGGGCACCGGCTTATCGGCAGCCTTCTTCTCCGCGTAGAGGGCGAAGGCCTTACGAATGCTTGCTGCCTGCTGCAGGTCGGATTTCGCCGGAGAGTCACCGCCCTTCCCCTGGAAGTAATTGCACAAGAGGTCGATCACCCCATCGAGGTGGAACAGACACAGCGGCTGCAGCATGAATGAGACGATCTCAGCTCCCAGAATGGCTGCATTGAGGTCGACCGCGGCTGAGTGACGAATCGGTGGCATCTTCGCAAGCGGCTGCCTAAACACATTCGAGACTGCTCGCGTCATTTTCTTCGTAGGAACGAGGATAGCGAGCGACCAGTCCTTCTTCTTTGAGTCGACGAGCCTTTTGCGAGCGGCATACGTCTGGGTGATCAGCGCGGTAAAGGCTTCGTTCTCGTTCGCGGGATAGGTTTCGAGCTCGATGCCGAGGTACTTCTTCTTCGAAAACCTCCCCGTCAAGACCTCATCTCCGAAGAGAAGGATCTCTGTTCCGGCGCTGCGATGGTTCTCGCCTTGCAGCACGATTTCCGTGTGCTCGAACGTTGCGCAGAACTGGTCAAGCCGGGCCGGGTCGGCACCGATCCAGTCATAGATACGCTGCTCCGGATCCGCCAGAGCGACCAACACTCCTTCGCAGCCAAGCTGTTGTACGACTCGCCATTGATCGGCGTTCGTATCTTGGAACTCATCAAGGATGATGACGGGGTAGCGAGCAGCAATCAGCTCACGAAGCCGCTTGCTTCGCTCGAGAAGTTCGGCGACATGGCAGGCAAATAGGTCGAAGCACACGCGCCCCTCGACCTTGGCCTGCCGAAGTCGTTCGGCTTGCTCTTTGGCCTTCTTTTCGGCCTTATCCGCCTCACTCAGCTTGCCTTCGGCTTTGTACTCACTTCGGACAGCCGATAGCGCGATTGCCTCGTTGGCAGGAGTCAGGATCGTTAGCGGCCTCGGTAGGCCGAGTAAATATCCGTGGGTCTGAAGGATGCGCCAAAAGAACGAGTGATAGGTCTCGACTCTGATCCGTGACTTGATGGCTTTCGGGATGTCATGTTCATTCTCGATGGCCTCAATGACGCGGCTAATCGTAGCGCGCGCGAAGCTAAGAAACAGGACCTCCTGACCAGGCTGCAGGGTTGCCGCTAGCTTGGCCGCCTTGAGAATGGAGATAGTTGTCTTGCCTGCCCCCGGGCCGCCGATCACCAGGAGATGACCTTCGGCTACGAGGACTTCCTTTTGCTTCTCAGAGAGCTTCATCATCACCACCCAGAATACCGCCAGGCTATTTGGCTACTGCAGCCGGCGCAGGCGGCAACATGCTCAGTTCCTTCAGGTGCATGCAGGCCTCTCTGATCCATTGCGGAATTTCGGCCTCGCTGCATTGGGCGACGTACTCTGCGATGCCGAAATCGCCCTTCTTCTTTGCGAAGTACGCCATAAGGGCGTTGACAACATCCGCCTTGGGATTTGGAAACTTCGCCGCCAGGTCTGCCGGCCATTGGAGAAGGTCACAAAACCTCTCCATCGCCGCCTGCGGCGTGTTTTTCAGGATGAGGTTCTCGATGCCCTTCTCGTTGTGCATGTACATGTGCTCGACCTGGACCTGGATTTGCGCTTGGGCCGCGGCGTCTTGCAGGTCACACAGGGCAAATGTCCGTTTCCCTATCTCCCTATACAGCCTCGCCATATCAGGGATGCTTCCCTCTCCGCCTGCATCGACAACACAAATACCGAGCGCTTCCAAAGAGGCGTACTTGGCCGGGTCAAGTTCGGCAAGGCGCCGACATGCCACCGGAAATGCCGAAGCTTCTGTCGCACCCTCTGCCACAAGGACACGCCGAGCCAGCAAGCCTTCACAGAACCTAGTCCTGAACTCCTGCCGGTATCGCTTGAGCTTGACGCTTTCCGGAAGCGATACCCGGGATTGCTTTATTACTCCGACGGAGTCGCGGGATAGGATGGCGGTTTCGTCGAGGGAGAACTCTTCCAGCACATAGGGCGAGTGCGACGTGAAGAGCGTTTGCGACGCCAGATTGCGGACCTCATGGATGATGCGCTTCTGAGCGTAGGGGGGGATGGCAGTCTCGGGCTCCTCCATCGCGAAGATGACGTTCTGCTTGTCCTCGGCGATCTGCGAAAGCATTGCGAGCACTAACATGTTGATCGTGCCGGTCCCCTGTCGGTAGAACGGGGCAGCGTGAGCTCCATCGCCGGTCGCGATGAACGCCGTGATCACCTTGCGCAAATGCTCCCGTGTCAGGTTCGAGATCTTGAGATGCGGCTCGACGCCCCATTCCTTCGGCACGTACTTCTTCAATGCGTTGTTTATGCTTTGAAGGACTCCGGATATTCCGAGGGTAGGGTCTTCAGCGACCGAAAACTCAGAGATTCTCCCGATCGCGTCCTCCCACATCTGAGGACGCACCTCCTTGAGGCGCAGGATGATATCAAGCAAGCTTCCACGCTCAAGGCTCAGGGCCCGGGAGCCTGTGCGGACGGAGCGCAAATACAAAAACCCGCAGACCTGTTTATCTTTCTTCGAAAAGGCTTGGGGGGTGCCCCCGTCTGCGAGAGTCTGCGTGTAGAACGTCTTACCCTCGAAGTCATCCTCTTCCGAGTCGTACTGTCCAATGAAGGAAATGCGCAGCGCTGGAGAGATCACGTCCGCATCGATGCCCTCTGGGACTGCTTCCTGATAGAGCTTCTTCTCCTTACTGTCCCAGAATTCGATGTAGTCGCCGAACCGATTGCGCTGTTCCTCAGACAGATCAATGATCGTGACGTCAACTTTAATCTGCAGCGCCTGATCTTCGGCCGGCGCCTCCGCGCCAGCGCCGTCTTCCAGGGCGCCGGCTACATCGTTTTCGGCGCCAGGCTCCTGCATTCCGCCCTCGCCCTGATCTCCTGGGACAGACTTCTTGGTTTTAGCGACGTATCTTCCATGGTAGAAGTCGTGCTCGTCGATCGGCGGTGTCCTGTTCAACCGGTCGGGTCCGAGGACAAGATCGAGCGCCTCCAGCACCGTTGTTTTGCCCGTGTTGTTATCCCCGAGAAGTACCACGTGCTTAGTGAAATCGAGAGTTGCGTCCTTAACGCCGCGAAAATTCTCGATGTGAATACGCGCGACCTGCATTGTTTTCTCCCTATGAGGTTTCGCACCTCTTCTCCTGTTGCAGACAGTCTCAGCTAGTCGGATCAAAGGTGTCTAGGCGTCAGCGAGAGCTGCCATTGCATGCTTCATGGCCCGAGAGACAGCCCGGTGGGTCACCAATCCAACTGACTAATACGAATCGTATCTCATCAACGCCAAGCACAGACCCGCTCGGCTTGGTATCTAGCTGGAGGACGCCCGCTTCATGAGCAGTTATTGGAGATGCCGGCAACAATTGCATTCGATTCGAAAAATTCTCAGCCCTACATAACTGCCATGACATCACCACCAAGAAGGTTCGCCCCCATGTCATTGCACTGCCCTCGCTGTCACTCACCCAAAGTCGCGTCTTTCCACCACGCCATGAAAGTCGGAGCCGCCATCGGTACCGTGGGCGGTGTTGCACGGGGCGTCAGCGCTGCCCTCGCCGGTGGTCAGGCTGGCGCAGCTATCGGCGCGTTCGCCGGCCCTGTCGGCATCACCCTCGGTTCCGTATCGGGCGCCATCCTCGGCGGCCTGGCCGGCGGGGTCGGTGGTTGTGCGATTGGCGCTCAGCTCGGCGAGTCGCTCGACCGCCATGTACTGGCCCACAACCTCTGCCTGCTCTGCGGTCACCGTTTCAACCTGCCGGCCTGATCCGGACATCACCCTCCTATTCCTTACACATCACTGATTGCCGGTGCTGCGCTCTGCGCGGCGCTTTATGCCGGCCTGCACCCAAAGGAAATTCGTCATGGCTCATCAAATCGAACAAATGGCCTACGTTGGCGCTACTCCGTGGCACGGCCTGGGCAACAACCTGCCGCAGAAACAACCCATTGAAGTCTGGCAACGCGAAGCCGGTATGGACTGGCAGATCCTGGAAAGCCCCGTGCACTTCAAGTCGGACGCCATCGGCCATCTGGGCGCGATCCACTCATTCCCGGAACAAAAGGTGCTCTACCGTTCGGACACCAAAGCACCGCTATCGGTTGTCTCGCAGCGTTATCACACCGTCCAGCCTCGTGAGGTGCTGGAGTTCTACCGAGATCTGACTGAGGTCTCCGGCTACGAGCTGGAAACCGCTGGCGTACTCAAGGGCGGACGCAAGTTCTGGGCGCTGGCGCGTACCGGCCAGGGTGCAGCGATCAAGGGTAACGACCAGGTGAATGGCTATTTGCTGCTGGCCACTTCCTGCGACGGAACTCTGGCCACCACAGCAACGCCAACCACCATCCGCGTAGTCTGCAACAACACGCTGACCATTGCTCTGGACGGCAGCAGCCGTGCGATCAAAGTGCCACACAGCACCCGTTTCGATGGCGATCTGGTCAAGAGGCAGCAGGGTATCGCCGTCTCGCAATGGGACGACTTCATGTACCGCATGCGCCACCTGGCTGAGCGCAAGGTGCAGTGGCATGAGGCACTGGGTTTCTTCATGAACGTGATGTGCGAGACCAGCCCGACCGGCGCCCTGCCGGAGCAACTGCCCAACGAGCGCGCACTGCGCAAAGTGCAGGAGCTGTACGAAGGTCGTGGCCGTGGCAGCCAGCTGGACTCAGCACGCGGCACCGCCTGGGGCTTGCTCAATGCCGTGACCGAGTACGTCGATCACGAGCGCCGGGCACGCAGCACGGAGTACCGCCTCGACTCTGCCTGGTTCGGCCAAGGAGCCCAGATCAAACAACGCGCCTTGGATACAGCCCTGCAACTGGTCGCCTGACCTTTTACCAACCACACCCCATAACGCCCGACCCGCTTCGATGCAGGTCGGGCGTTTCTATTTCTGCAAGGTGAACGCTATGAAAGCCACTTCATTGAATCGCAGCACCAGCAAAACCCGCCCGGCCCTGCGCCTGGTCAGCACCAAGGAACTGCCACGCGAGGACTGGCTGCAGATCCGCAAGCAAGGCATCGGCAGTTCGGACTCTGCAGCGGCCGTAGGTCTGAACCCTTACAAGTCGCAGCTGGAGCTCTGGATGGAGAAGACCGGTCGCGATGCCGGTATGCCCAAGGCCGACCCACAGGATGAGGAAAGCCCGATGTACTGGGGCAACGTGCTGGAGCCCATCGTGGCCTGGCACTACAGCAAGCGCACCAAGAACAAGGTACGGCGCATCAATGCCGTGCTGCAGCACCCAGATCCGGAGCTGCCCTGGATGTTGGCCAACATCGACCGCGAGGTGATCGGGGCCGACGACGTGCAGATCCTCGAATGCAAGACAGCCGGCATAAACGGGGCACGCCTCTGGAAAGAGGGCGTGCCTGAGTATGTGCAGCTGCAGGTGATGCACCAGCTCGCCGTCACCGGCAAGCAGGCGGCAGATGTGGCGGTGCTACTAGGTGGCCAGACGCTGGAGATCCATCGCATTGAACGGGACGAGCAGATGATCACTCGCCTGATCGAGCTGGAGCGCAAGTTCTGGCAGTACGTAGAAACCGATACACCACCGCCGGCTGATGGCACGGCTTCAGCTGAATCGGCCCTGCGCTGCCTCTACCCGGAGGATCACGGTCAGGTCGTCGACTTCAGCAGCCATGCCGGTCTGGCCGCAGCCTTCATTGAACTGAAGGCTGTTCGCCAGTCGATTGCCGAGAAGGAAAAGCGCGAGGCTGAACTCAAGCAGATGCTGCAGCAGGCCATGGGCGATGCCACCCGCGCGACCTTTTCCAGTGGCTATGTCAGCTGGCGCAAGGCCAAAGACAGCGTCGGTCTCGATGTCGCTCAACTGCTCCAGGACAAGCCCTACCTGCAGGCCAAGTACCCCCTGCTGAAACCCGGTGCTCGTCGATTTCTGGTCGGCTGAAACCAATCTCATCCATCCCTCCAATTGGCCAGCCCATGCAGTTCGCGATGCGTGGCTGGCCATTTTTTTCATTTCCAGGAGAGTCACCATGCTCAAAGGTCTGGCTATCACCCCGCCGGTACTCGGGCGGATTTCCATCGGCAAAGTCATCGAGAAGAACGGCAAGCGACTGCCGGAGAAGGATGACCAGTTCACCATCACATCCCAGGTGCAAGGCAGGGATGGCTGGCTGCTGCATCCGCTTAATGACGAGCTGCGCCAGGGTAAGGACGACAAGCTGCGTAGCATTCCGGTACGCCTTTTGTTCAACGAACCCGAGCTGAATTTCCGCACCGACTACAGCCTGTTCGACCGCCAGTCCGGACGCCCGCTGTGCGTCGGCAATGGCGAGACTTGCAAGCGCGTCACCCCGGACGGCATGCAGTCGCTGCCCTGCCCTTCGCCGGATGCCTGCTCGTTGGCCAAAGGCAATGCCTGCAAACCTTACGGCCGACTGAACGTGGTCATTGGCGACGACGACCCGTTGGGCAGCTTCGTGTTCCGCACCACCGGTTTCAACAGCATCCGCACCCTCGCCGCCCGGCTGCATTACTTCCAGGCCATCTCCGGAAACCGCTTGGCGTGCCTGCCGCTGGAGCTGCGCCTGCGCGGAAAGTCCACCCGGCAAAGCCATGGCACGCCGATATTCTACGTCGACCTGACGGTACGCGGCGGCATGGACATGGCCAAGGCGCTACTGGCCGCCAATGAGCTCGATGCGCAGCGGCAAGCAGCTGGCTTCGATCAGGCGGCGTTGGATGAAGCGGCGCAGCGTGGCTTCGGCAATGGCGCCTTCGAGGACAGCGAAGAAGACGCTGGCGCCGTCGCCAAGGAGTTCTACCCCACCGAGGAAAGCCCATCTCCAGCCATCAACACTCCCCAACGCTCTGCGAAACCCAGCCTGGCTGAGAAGCTGGACGCGCAAGCCCAGCGCCATACCCCACCGACCGATAACCCTCAAGGAGCCCACCATGCGCTTGCACAAGCTGAAGGCCAGTGAATCGACCGGCACCTACCTGGTCGAGTCGCCGGTCACCGAAACCGAAATCCTGCTGATGGCCCGACAGTTGGCGAATCTGCGTCTGCGCCGGGGGCGAGCACTGACTTCACCAAAGGAAGTGTTCGACCACCTGCAGGCGCTGCTGGGCGACTACGAGCATGAGGTATTCGCCCTGCTTCTGCTCGACAGCCGGCACCGGGTGATCGTCCTTCACGAACTGTTCCGGGGCACTCTGGACAGTGCCAGCGTCTATCCCCGGAAAGTCGTCAAGACTGCTCTGGAGCACAACACCGCGGCAACCGTGCTGGTTCACAACCACCCTTCCGGTGAGGCACTGGGTCTCAGGCAGATCCTTCTGCTACAAAGCGAAGTCCGCGTGGTAACGCTTGGCTGCATCAGTCGATGCGCTGCCAATGAAGCTTCTGCTGCTTGA